TTATAGAGGGTGAACTTGACGGGTAACCCACCCCTTGAAATAACCACCATTTCCCCTATATTTAACGAGTCATGCCAGCAGTTACCGCAGAGGACTTACAGTCCAAATACCAAAAGTATTTGGATGCATCGCTTCAGACAGGAGCAGTGGAGTTCCGCAAAGCCTTGAACGAGATTATGCCCCGTATTTACAATATGGGTTTTTGGCGGGATATGTTGACCACTCTTGCGGAGCAACCCGTCCACAAAGGGGTGTATATACTACCTGAAGATGTTGCCTCTACAGGAGTGGGGTATGACAGTATACTTTCGTGTATTTTGGATGACGACCCTACGCCCTTATATAGTATGTGGCATGACTACCGTCGATTTGGAGAACCTTCGACAACAGCTTCCGCGACTTATACGTCACACATGGTGGGAGTAATTGACGATGGGTTTACTTTATTTGATGATTACGCCAATGATGGTAGTGGAGCCGCCATAGACCCCGCCCGAAGGAAGTATAGGATTTCCCCTGTAGATTCAGACACGAAAGCGACTTTCTTGATGAAAAGAAAGTATGTTGATGTCAGCGCGGATTCGCATAGGGTGTTCGTGCCTAATGACCCATCGGTTCTTAAACATGCTTTCTTAGGAAAATTGTCTGAAGACAACGCCGATATACAACGGGCTGAATACCACTGGCAGACTTGCCAAAAACTCTTAGACGCTGACCTCGATTCTTATAGGGGAGGCGCAAAACCCGTATTACAAGTTTCCCCTAACGGAGCAGGTGGCTCCATCAAGGGCATGTATTAACAATTTTATATTCAAACATAATTAGCTATGGCTACAAACAACATTGAAAAACAATCCTTCGGTCAGGCTGGAGCAACCATGCGTAGTGGAACTGAGTCAATCGAAAAGGACATATGTGCTATTCTCGTTATTGAGGATGCCGTCTTAGATGCTTCGGGAACTACTTGGGATGAACTTACTGATACTGGTGTGGGAGCAAAAGCCCTAAAGGGGGGCGTTACTCTTCCTGCGGGAATCACCATCTACGGACAGTTTTCCAAAGTCACCTTGGATAGTGGAACAGTCCTCTGCTACCACGCCGCCTAAAGAACCATGGCTCCCCGACTTGGATTAGGTGGCGGTTTAACCGCTGACCCAGCGAGTGGGTTGTTCGCCAGCACACCGTTGCTGTTGGATACTTACCCGAATGCTCATAGAGCGTATTCGGTTCGTAAACTACGGACTGATTATACGGGGTATGCCATGAAGGTCAGGAATGACGATGATGAGACTGCTGACATAGCGTTTAATGATAATGGAATCGTGGCAGGGGACTCACCTACTGCTAACAATCCAGTCGGTTCAGGAGATACTTTAGATGCTTTTGTAACAGGGGCTACGGGTTCTAACAACGAGGGGTATGTGGATACTTGGTATGACCAATCGGGAGAGGGGTCTAACGCGACTTCTAATACTCCCGGCGAGCAACCCCGAATATATGACGGAGGGAGCTTAGTAACAAGTGGATCGGGCGGGACAGTTAATACTGCTGTAAAGTTTGTGACTGATTCGGACGTTGCTGACACCAGTTTTCTGCAAGTAAGTAACTCAGGTCTATCTATAGGAAACGTATCTGTTTTTTGGGTAAGCAAGGTCGACCTTGCCCTATCTTATGGTGCGGCTCCAATAGGTAGCACATGGTGGTTAAGTGATGGGGCTACCGAATATTGCGGTCATCTTTTATATAGCAGTGGTGATGAGATATTTTATTCTAACTTAGGGTTAGGTTCTATTAAGACAGGGCCGCACGAAGATACAGGCTATTATCCCCCCGGATTCGGAGGAGGAGGGCCGTCTGCCGCTTTTGACTACCTTGATATTCCAAGAATTTTTTCCTTCAATGCGTCTACGTCTTCTCAGACTATAAGCCATAACGGAACTGCTGGCTCTCACTCCGGTTCTTCTTCTAATAGTGTTTCCTTTGCAGGGACGGCTAGTAATCAAGGTATAGGTCACCACAGTCTTGGTGGTAACTACTCCCACAACGGGCCAATTCAAGAATTCATTGTTTATGACTCTAATCAGTCATCAAATGATTCAGGTATTGTAGCTAATATAAACGCCGCATTTAATCACTTTTAATGAAAAAATATCTAGTTTTTGACAGCTACCAAGAAGCCGTAGAGCGTTCTGAAAAAGGGGCTACCGATGAGGGTTTATCAACGCCTATGGTTTGGTCTGTATATGCTGAAGAGGGCGGAGCTAACAGGGGTATAATTAAAGTATCGAGCCGCTACCATCTATTAACTTCAGAAGAGGAAGAGTCTCTTGTAGACGAAATACCTGCCGATTGGGTGTATTCCCCGCTAGAGACGCTACTGAATGGATTACAATGAACACCGGAGAGATAATCACTAAAGGAGCCACCGGAATAGCCGGATCAACACTCGCGGTTCTCTCTCCGTATCAAGAACAGATGGAGTGGGCTATTCAGATTTTGGGAGGTCTTTTAGGAATTGCAGTTGCAGTGGTTTCACTGTATCATCTGTTAAAGAACAAGAATAAAAAATGAGTAAAGACGCTATACTAGGAATCGTAAGACACATCCTCACCTTCGGGGGAGGCTTCATGACTCAGGCCGGGATCGCATCCGACGATCAAATCACAACTGGTGTATCTGCCATTGTGACCCTCGTTGGTCTTGTGTGGTCGGTGCTGAATAAGAAGAAGTGAGTATTTTCAAGGCGATAGCAGCCGCGTGTAATGCGTATTCTGCATACGTCAGTTGGAAGCAACGTGTCTATTTATATAGTATCCAAGATGAAATGGATAGGGCTGCTGCTGACGGTAGTCCTGCTGCAAAGCTGCGTCTCGAAAGATTGGCGCAGCGCGAGCGACTTGAACGCAACAAATTCAGCAATCTATGATCCCCCACACGTTACCCTGAAAAAGGGTGTGGAGTATCAGTTTGCTGAAGGAGTCCTATTAGGGCGGGGTCAGAAGTTCCACAGCGAGTGGAGCTACCGCCGTGCCGTTGTCATCGGGGAGGGAGGTAAATGATTGCTCTTTGCGTAGGTCACAGTAGGCAAGGAGACTGCGGAGCTATTGCAGTTAATGGGCATACTAGTGAATATGACTATAACTGCGACCTAGCTGATCGAATAATTGATAAAGTTAAGCTTCCCATTCGCGTATACGATTCTTACTCCGGTAATGGATACACGAGTTCTATGAAGTGGCTTGCTCGAAAGCTTAGGGATGACAATGTTGATATAGCCGTCGAGTTGCACTTTAACTCAGCCACCCCATCTGCAACGGGGCATGAGTGGCTATATTGGGAAACCAGTGAGCAGGGGCGTTTATTAGCTCGGTCTCTCCGAGACTCTATGGAAGATTCCTTTCCTACGCTTACTAGTCGAGGGATTAAAGGGAGGAGAAAAGGCAGCAGAGGAGCCGCTTTTTTGCGATTAACTCACTGCCCTGCTGTTATAGCTGAACCCTTTTTTGGTTCAAACCGGTGCGACTGGGATCTCGCCCTTAACCATAAAGAAGGTATTGCTTTATCTATAGCAAGTGGACTTCGCCTTTACACTAATTTAGCCAGTCGATGGTAGGGAAAAATGAAGTTTCCCAAAACAGTGAGTATTGCTGGACGGCGAATCCGTTTAGTAGTCAAACCGTTTAAGGGGACTGATAGCGACACTTTCGGGGAGTATTTCCACGACGAAAAAAAGATACAAATTAATACTGGGCTTTCTGAAGAAGTAGCTCTTGATACCCTCCGACATGAGATGATGGAGGCTAGTTTGTTCTTATCCGGGTTGGCGTGGTCTGAACGATACGAACAAGAGCCTATCGTTAGATGTATGGAAGAAATATTTTTTCCTGCGTGGGATGCTATTTTAAAGAGGATACAATCTTAGTTAACATGAGGAGAGCCCGAAGGTTTAAGACGGTCAAAGATTTTGTCGTCTTCACTCCCTCTAGTCGTGATGTTACCTTAGCTCATGAACGAGCGTGTCGGCTAGGTATTGTCCCCGGCTCCCCTTCGGCTAACATGAACCGACTGGCTGGGTGCCTTGGCGAAATTGCGGTTAATAAATATCTTCCCCGTAGTAAATACGTAGGAGATACAATCCGTTTTTACGATATTGTTTATCGGAAACAAAAGGTTGAAGTAAAATCCAAAGTTTGCGGGAGTTCTCCTGCTCCTCATTTTAGTGCTTTTGTAAACGGTGCGGTTGACATGACTCCCGAAGCCGATGTGTTTTTGTTTACTCGTGTTCGCAGGGATTTCCAAAGAGTTTATATTGTTGGCTGGCTTCCTGTATCTACTTTTCTAGACGAAGCTCAATATATAGCTGAGGGGGAAGTTGATATAAATGGGTATGAACATAGACTAGCTGGATTCAAAATAGATATTAGTGAGCTAAACCCGCCTAAGTCTTTTAAATCTACAAAGGGGTGCTAATCCAAATAGGGGTTTTTTCCCCTACGTAAGCCCCAGCAGTATTAAACCAAAAGTATTCTGCTGCCTCCTCTTCGCTCATTCCCTCTTTGGTAAAAGCCTTGATGCATCTCTCTATTGAGTAGACTGCTCGTGGGACATCTTCTTCTGTAGCTACCCCTAGAAAAGCTTCGTCTAAACCATCAGCGAGCAGGATGGTTTCCTCGGTTATGTTTTCGATAAATACCTCTATGTCTTCTCTTGTCATGGGCTTACAGGCTCAGGGCTCTTTAAGCTTTGCGCTATATCATAAGCAGTATCAAGGGATATCTCCCAAACTTTACCACTCCCAGTATCTGTTGATCTAATAGGTCGAAGCGTTTTGTCGTTCCTACTAGAGTCCTCCATAACTAACATACCTCGACGCACAAACTCAAGGTTGCGCGACATACCAACAGTATTGCCTGCATTAAACTCATGGAGGCTAACTTGAAAGTCGGTCAGGGTGCCCTGCCACAACCCTGACATCCCGCCTTCACGGGCACGGCGGACAAAGAACTCAACAAGCTCAGCTACACTGCTTCGGCTTGAGTTATCATAAGCAGCAGTGGCTATGGTTTTATCAATGTAACTAATAACGCCAAAGCGGTTGAGTCCTTCTATTTCTTGTGGGACTCCCCAGTCTAAAAGGTATCTCCCAAAGTGGGGTAGCTCCTCTTCAATAATTTGTTCGACGACCGTGTTAGGTGGGAAGTTACTTGTTGCGTTATCACTAACCCTCAGAGCCATCAGTTTGTCGCGGTTACTGGAGTCCAAGCTTGGTATAACAGACAGGCTGTTAGCGTCTTCGTTGACACTAAATATAATGCGCCCTGTCCATGGGACTGAGACAGCATCCGCGTATTTTGCATGATACTCTATTCGAGGATTTGCTACTGTCCTTTTTATAAGCTCGTTAGCCCTCCGCTGGTCTTGAAAAGAAGCGGCTGAGGTTGTGTCGTCAATAACCCAAGCGGCTTTACCAGCTAGGTCTTTATTAAAGTTTGTCTGACCACTTAAGTAGTCGGAGGCGTCCGCGAACCCTCCAACCATCGCACTGATAACTCGATTGGATAGAAGTGATTTACCCTTGTTAGTTGGTCCAACAAGGATAAGGGCTTGCCCTTGGTCATCTGTCTTTTCCAGTATCGCGTGGTAGAATCGTTTCATCCATGCGAAGAAATACTCAACGGTTGGACGCCCGTCATTAACGAACAGCTGGTGTAACCAATCATGTAAGAAAGGCCAAAGAGATGGGTCACCATCGTCAGCAGGCTCTACAGGAGAGATATTCGCGTTGTTAAGTATGCGGTGTGAGTTGTATGTGACTATACGATCCTTTGAGAATACAACGGGAGCAATCTCATCTATACGGTTATCATTAGATATAGTGAGTATAGCCGCCTCTACTTCGGACAGGGGTTGACCTTTCTTGGCTCTTGGTGAATACCCGGCTCTACGAAGCTCTAAGATAAGTTGCTCCTTAGGAATCGTTACTGCTGACCCGTAGACCAGTTTGAAAAAACTCTTCCCGTTGAACCAGTAGTGATCAAGTAAGTCCCCTAGTTTTTTAGTCTCGTAATCCTCAACAAACTTTTTACCTAGTATCTCGCGCCATGTTACAAATCCTTTCCCCGCTCGGTCACTGTAACAAACAATCCCGTCATCAACTACCTGACACCCTTCACGATCAATTCCATCATCTATCCAAAACAAAGGACCGCGAGCCCCTATAGTAAACTCTCCATCCCACCGTCCGGGGAATCTCTTTTCAATTTCGGAGGCTACTACATCAATAGGGATTGAGGTCTCTGCTGCTTGGGGCGGTTTGTCCATTGCTGCCTTAAGCAAGGCAGTTCGATAAAACGATTCCGGTAAAGGATCACCAATACGTTCCCACTCTGCACCAAGTTCAAAGTATTGATTTGATCTGAGAGAAGCTGAGTCAAAGCCTGCGAATACCCGCTCCATGTTGAGTGCCGTCGAAAGCCTTTTCATAAAAGGAATAAAAAGGTCAGGGTCTATGGGCATCTTAGTTTCAAACTCCCATACTAGACGGATGTAACCTGACTCTGTCTTTGCCCTCCACGTAGGCATATGCCCCCGGCATTGGGCTGTTATCATCTTGTCAACAATGTCCCAATCTACGGATGAATCGTAGTCTCCTACGATCCCCCAAATAGCATGAGGAGGGTTGTCGTTTGAAATCCTCAAAGCAGGGTTGTCCCCTTCTACCGTCGAATAGAATACGTGATCGGTAGTGCTATCAGAGCACCAGTCCCTAAAAGCTGCTTTAGAAGCAAAGGTAGGTTTAGTATGTGTGAGGGATGAAGGATCGGTGAATACGCTTACTTTCTTCTCTTTTAGGTTTTTAATGTATCTGTATTGCATTTATTTTTCGTATTTATTTAGAATCTTTCCTTCGGCAGCAAGCGGGATGTCCGGTATCCATGGGGGTGCTTCGGACATTACCCTTAGCACATCCTCTAATACCTCGTCTGCTTTTTCCTCGTCACATTCGATTACAACTTCGTCATGAACGTGTAGGATTACTTCATGTCCTTTCTTGTGTAGTTGCGTCAGGATGTATGAAAAAATGTCTCGCGCCAATGCCTGCGATAAATTTTCGGAAAGAAGCCCACCCCACACTTTCATAGGAATCTTCTTCGTCCCTTTGTTGATCATAACTACGTATTGCCTACGTCCGTGTTGCAGAACTACTTTAACATTCCCGTAGTTCATAACTCGTCCTGAGGGCAGAGGAAAAGAAAAGGGTAAGAGTTGAGAGTAGCACACATGGACTCTGCGATTAAGAAAGTTCCATAAGGCAACCACCTTGGTCATACTAGTGCGATACAAGTTCACACGATCTGTCGCCTGCTTAACGGTCATACCTGCAATGGATGCAAACTTTTTAGCTCCTACCCCATACCCGCAACCAAGCACCATCGTTTTCACACGGTGCCTAAGTTCAGGCTCCTCCTCACCAAACTGACCATCATCACCATCCCACACGCCAAAGCGTCGGGCGAATACTTCGTAGATATCACTAGCTTCTCTAATCTCTTCAAGAGCCATTGTGTCTTTAGCCAGCCAGCATAATGTGCGGACTTCAATCTGTGACAGGTCAGCCACGACTAGCTTCCGCCCCTTCTTCGGGGCTATGAGGTGGCGCAGGTTCGCACCAAACATATCCCCTCGGGGTAGGTTCTGAAGATTAAGATTACCTCCTGACCCTGAGAACCTCCCGGTATGGGCTCCGAAATACAGGCACCCACCGTAGAATCGGTCATCACTCAGTGTAGCGTAGTCAAAGCTCTCTAATTTCTTTTTGATACTATTGATTCTTCTGTAGTCCCTAACGGCTCCAATCCATAAGTGTTCTTTCCCGTGCTTCTTAATCCAATCGTTGGCTTCCTCACTTGATAAGGCGAGGCTTGCGGGAGGCTCTAAGTTTAACTTCCGGCATTCTTCGTTAAAAGCTTTCCTCGATAATGGAGGGGCATTTCCGATCCAAGGTATGGAGTTCTCCGCTTCAAAGAGGCGTTGAGTTAATATATCTTTCTGCTCTTTAAGAAGTTTGGTATTGATGGGTAGACCCCTCTGCACACACCTTCGGTTTACTGTGCTTATTTCCTGCTCCGCTTTAGGCCATTTATCTTTAAGTTCCTCCCATAAACGAAGGCAAAGGACTGAGTCTTTCAGTGCGTATTCACACACTTCTTTTTTAAAGTCGTCATCCATGTCCTCCCAGTTCTTACCCCTCATTGAGTCTCTAGTTTCTTTGGATACTTCTAAATCAAATAACTCCGCTGATGAGTTCTTCAGTGATCTCGGCAATCCACAGAAGGCAACCATGTCGGCGGTGCATAACCATTCACCCACATTTACGGAGTCCCACCACCCCTTCTCTACTCCAAAAAGATACAGAGTCTCATCGAATGCAGCGTTGTGGGAAAGAACTCTTTGCCCTTCCAGCTTACTCCACTCAAACTCTTTTGGGTCCCCCACCCATTCAAAACCATCGTCTCCTACAACAGACATTAGGTAAGGATCAAAGTCCGGGTGGGAGAAATAGCCAAGCGGTCCGAGGGTTTTGATCGAACATTCTTTGTCGTAATAAGATTCGTAGTCTAACGCGTATGTTTTCATTCGGGCATAAAGAACCCCGGCAACCTCGAAAGGACACGAAGAGATTGCCGGGGTTAGTTGATCAGTGTTTTTGATTTATTGCTCAGATCCACCAAGCACACTGAAAGTGTATGTTTATCAACTTTCCGTAGCACAAGAGCTACTCTCCAGTGTCATGACCCCTTGTTGGGGTGATTCACTAAGTCCTTTAAGGGTATCGTTAAATACCTCCAAGACATAGGTCAGTCGATTTTTTTGGTTCTCAAGGATCACAATCTTTTGGGATATATCCTCAATCATTTTTTCAGTCCCCTCGATTTCACCTTCAAGGACTGAAATTTCAAAGTTGGGTTCAGCAGTCATGTTAGGAAGTAGTCCAAATCTTACTGATGAAGTCAACAACCTCACCGGAAGGCTCATCTGAGCTTACGGTAAGGGATGGGACGAACCACGAGTATTTTCCTCTTGTGAGCAACTCGCACTTGAAATTCCATTTGATAGAAGCCAAGGGCTGAGTTGGATTAAAGGCTGCATAAGTAGCGAGCCTTTTGTAGGTGCAACGGTATCCGTCCTTCTGCACATTCAATTTACCGAGGGCATACTGTGAGTCCCCGATAGGGTAAGGGTAGACGGTATCATCGCCACCCTCAGGTTTCTCAAAAAGCAAAACAATGTCCGAGATTTCAATAACAGACCAGTTGGAGTCAGCTTGCAAAGCTGCACGTTCTTCTTCGCTATCTGCATAACGAGGCATCTCGTCGAGGTCAAAGTCAATGTCCTCTCGCCATCTTTTGACAGCGTTGACAACAGTCACGGAGACCTCTTGGTCTTTACCCACAATCTCGTGGGTTTGTTCTAGCATCAAGGAGCCGGGGTTACCGTCGATGTTGCTTTGCTTTTGAATAACATTGAGCTTGGGAATTTCAATGTCTTCTGCGCTGATGATTAATTTAGGCAACTCAGCTACTGCCAACTCTTCTTTTTCTTTCTTCGCTACTTTAGTGCTCATGATTAAAGATTAGTGTTTAGTGTTTAGTGTTTTAGGAAAGAGTGAATCTTTCTTCTGAAGTGCTTACTATGTCCGCCTTCTCAGCTGCGTCAAGAAAATCATTGGCTTTTTGTCTTTTTTCTCCCTCCTCGGCGTAACTACCTACCATATCAGCTACTTTTCGTAAGGGTAAATTAGCCATTTCAATAATCTCTCTCCGAAGTTCCTCCTCATTCTCCACATCAGAAATTTGAGCTGCTATTTCTAACAGCTTCACGTTGTCATTACATTTCCGTGGAGACCCCATAGAGCGCAGACGAAGCGATGGGTATTCAACTCCATCCTTAGCCATTGCTATCGCCTTCGATTTGATCCGCAATGCCCAGTTCGATACGATTTTGGCAACTGACCAAAGCTTCTCCATTGTTTCCGGGTCTTCGGGATTCTCAATATCTCCGTCGGGGATGCTTCCTGCTGCAACACGGGAAGCAACTTCTATAGCTAAACCGCCAAGAGCAGGGCACCTGTCTTCGTAAGCGCAAAATCTGCAGTTTACATTTGGGCTTAAATCAGACAGGGGTGGGGCTCCTTTCTCCCACTTGGGCACTACTTCCTCTGCCCTCTTAATTACATTGGATAGCTCTTCAATAAGCTGAGGGAGTTCTTCTCGTTTAAACTCACCCGTCAGAGTTTGGTTTCTCACGGGGACGTAGAATACAAACTGGATTGTCTCAATGTGGGGGTAACGCTGGAAAGCACCGACAGTGTAAGCTTTTGCCTGCCAGTTCTCGCGAGGTTCGTCGATAACAGATATGCCTGTCTTGTAATCCGCGAGGATAGCTTGGTCTTCGCCTACGAGAATAAGTCGGTCGCATGTTCCATAGGTGGATGTTCCATCCAGCTCGACATCCAGCATTACTTCATTGTGTTCCGTGTAACTACCGTTTGTAAATGAGTCGAGAAAGGTTGCTTCCTCTTTTACTATTTCTTCATATATGCTCACCTCTTCTTCGTCGTGAAGGGCTGAAGGGTCACGGACTTCAAGAGCCTCATGGATACGGGTTCCTTTTTCTGCTGCAGCACTTGTCCCTTCCCGGCTATTGTATCCGGCGCAGGCGTGTTTGTATTTCAGAGATGAGGGTGAGTGGGGGTGATGACCCCTTGATGCGTGGTCGGGTGAGTCAGTCATACTTCTAATAGCTCTTTCATGTTACTTAGTTTTCTGTTGATAGCAGTCATTACATTTTCTTCTACGGTGTCCGCAGCTATCAGCACTTTTTGGAGCGCATCACTTTTGGCTCCATTACGGTGTATCCGTCCGAGAGTTTGAACGTAGTCCTTTGCTGCAAATGTGGGGCATATTAAACTAACACGGGGTCGGTTTCCATTTAAATCGTGTAGTGATAGTCCAGTTCCCCCTGCAGCAATATTGGCGACCACCACATGAGTCTTGTCTGCTTGGAAGTCGTCGATAACTTTTTGCCTTTCTTCAACGGTCTGCCCTCCGTCAATCCTTCCGCAATTCAATTTAGCGGTCAGAAGATCAACAGTCTCTCGGAAGTTCACGAAAATAACTACACTATTTCCTTCATCCAACATGTCTTGAGCCATCTCCGCGAGGTCAACTGCCTTGAAGCTCTCGGCAAGTTGTCGTGCCCTAAGGATGTTAACCAGCATGTGCTCGCTATCAGTAACCGTTCCGTTCTCAACATAGGACTCCACGATGCTCGGCGTTATACCTAAATCTTCGTAAGCCTTAGCAATCTTACTGCTACTGGAGAATTGTATAGGTTCCTCAAATACACGGTTGTTTTTAAAGGAGTCCGGAAAGTCTGAGACAGTCAGCTTGTGTCCAGTAGTGCCAAAAATCTTTTCACGCACTCCTGCTATACGTGAGCGAGAGACAACACGCCACTGACCCCAGTGATCTTTTTTACACCCATGCTGACCCATCCACCTATACCAGTTTGAAAGTATTCCCTCAGACTTGTTAAGGCTGTGGAGTCCAAGCATGTATCCTAGTGGGCGCATTTCTGTAGGGTCTTCCGCAGCGGTCGCACTCATTCCGTGCACCCGGTATCCTTGTTGGATTAACGAGATTAATAACTGAGCGTTCTGAGTATACGGTCCTTTTGCCCTCTGTATCTCATCCATAAGTATGAGGGTGTCTTTTGGGAGGTGCCATGTCATAATTTTTTTACCTGACTTCCGCATGTGTGGAGCCACACCCCTTCTTATCTTTTCGTAATTCAAAACGAATATGGGTTTTATACCCCGTTCGTTTAGTTCGCGTTCCCATGAGGGTATCACTGCCTTAGGGCATATTACCGCTACGGGGCATTTAAGTTTTTCGGCTACGTAGGCAGCTACAACAGTTTTACCTGTCCCGACGGCTGATGCGTCGAGAGTGTTTCTGCCTTCCTTCAGTGTCCTTAGGAAGAAGTCAGCTGCTTCTTCCTGTTTCGTAAACAGAGTTTTCATGAGGGGTTATCTACGACGACTCCTCAATGGTGTCTAGAAAAAAATTGAATTAAGCAGTTTTCCCACGCACGTATCGGGCAATGAGAAAGGCATCAACCATGCCGTCGTGGGGCTTGCTTGCCCTTTTTGATTTTTGCCAGCACTCGTCGGGAACTAATTCATATGCTAGGTCGAGGGCAGCTTCTTTCGTTTTCCCTTTTGGTATATGTCCGAGCATTTGCTTTTGCCATTTGTGAACGCTGATACACATGATGTCCCAGCCTTTGCATTCAGCCATTCCTAATATTTTACCGAAACTAATTCCCATTGACCTAACGGCTTGAGAAGAACGAGCATGTTTCAACGGTTCCTCGATAGCAATACAAAATGGAGTGTGCAATCCAACCATCCACTTGTAAACCTCAACCGTGTTGACTTCACGTTTTCCAGCGCGACGCATAGTGGGCATAACTGTTTTAGATATAATGCCACCAGTGTGCTTAGATATTGCGACGAGACCCCCGTCGAGACCATTATCAATACCAATAATCATTAATCAGCAAGAGGGATACCTGCGCCTAAACATTTTTGTCGAACAATTAGACCGTCCCCGGAGGCAGGAATAAATAGGTCTATGTTCTTGCCGAGCATCTGTAGGTAATAAACTTCTTTGGCTGTGCTCGGAATAACCAAGAAAAAGACACCCAGCATTTTGTGCTGTTCAAAAGTAAACTCACCCTGAGGTAAGTTCTTCCTAACGATTACAGCAGGGTCTTTAACGATAATACGGTCGGGGAACATATCCTAGGTATCATCTAAGAATACAGGAGTGGCTTCTCCGTGATCTATCTGCAGAAGATCAAACTCATATGTTTCATGAGCTTCACTAGCCGACACACGTAGTTTTCTCTGCAACAGATTGATCGTGTCTTTTTTTGAGTAACACGCAATAGGGGCTTTCCCGTGCCTTTCTACAGGTCCTATAAACGCTTGTTCTAGATCGGGGTATTTTAATAACCCATCGGAGTAATCTTCGTCAGGTTCAAACATCTTCAGAGTCCTCAATGGTTTCAGCCTCAATTACTTTTTTGGATTCAACCTTCAAGGCTCCACCACCTCTATCCGCTTTCGTGTCATTTAAAATGCTGATGTCAATTTGCATCTTACTTTGACCTCCACCTGTCCTAGAATTGAGCCCTAGGTTTCTACGTATTAATTGATCCAACTCGCTTAACTCCTTAACTGTCCGGGGTCCGCGTAAGTTTTTTATTGAATCACGTAATATCTTAATAGAGGCTGCAGCGACGTAGCTTTGGTATTTTTCAGCTGGGCTAGATTGCGACTCGGCAATTTCCATCATCGCCTTGTCTTCGGCTAACCTTGCGTCATGTGCTGCAAGCTTAATAGCTTCTGCGGTGGCGTCTTCTAGATTGTTATCAACAGCTGTTTGAAGTGGGTCGGGGTCTTCTTCTCGTGGATTACTGCCGTGGGGGTTGGTCTTTGCTTCAATTCCTTCTTTACGAAACCACCGCCGAAGAGTAGACGAGTGAATACCTAGCTCTCTGCTAATCGCATTGAGCTTGTAGTCTTGGTTATAAAGCTCAAGAGCCCGTTGAAGTAACTGTGGTTTTTTAGATTTCGCTGCCACAATATGTAAATTATACTCTTTGTATTCAAAAATTTCAACTGAATGAGTAAATCATTACCTGTCTTCGAGCCACGTATAGACCCCAAAACTAAAAAGATGGATGTAGGAGGGCTTATGATAAAGCCCACAAGCTTGCTCACCGCTTTACTTTATGGGTTTGCTCACCACGGTTCTAACAAAGCGCGAGAGTATTACTTTTGGCGGCTATGTGACGAGCTGTGGAATCATCCCGACTTACCTGAACCGTTAATGGTAAAGCATCCTTGGGCGGTGGAGATGATTCGTGCCGTGATTCAGAACAAGTATGTTGCTATAGGTGGGGCTGCAAACAGTGGTAAGTCACACACCATGGCGGCATGGGCAGTCCTTAACTGGTTATCACAACCGAGAGACACCCTTATCTTGCTTACATCCACAACACTTAGGGAAGCAAGGAAGCGGATATGGGGTTCAGTCATTAGTTTGCTAACGGTAATCGAAGGAGCACCCATCAAGATTCGTGACTCGATAGGTAGCGCAAGTTACGTAAACGAGAAAGGGACTCTAATCGAACGGGCTGGCTTGGCTCTAATCGCAGCAGAGCGGAGTAGGACAAGAGAAGCTGTAGGTAAGTTCATCGGAATCAAGCAAAAGCGCGTTCTCGTTGTTTGCGACGAACTTTCGGAAATCAGCGAATCCATACTCCAAGCTGGATTATCTAACCTGTCGAAGAACCCTGAATTCCAGATGATCGGGATGTCCAATCCCAATTCTCGGTTTGACGCCTTTGGAGTGTGGAGTGAACCGAAAGAGGGATGGGATTTGATTGACACGCAGACAGCAGAAAGCTGGACTACTAAGTGGAACGGGAAATATCTCCGCTTCGATGGGGAGAAGTCACCAAACGTAATAGCGGAGGAGACTATATATCCTTGGCTACCTACGACCGAAAAGCTCAACGAAGACAAGGCTTTGCTCGGTCCTAAGAGTAGGGGGTATATGCGAATGGTGCGGGCTGTGTTCTTTGATTCGGACGAGGCTGAAGGGATATACAACGAAGCAGAACTAGCCCAGTCAGGAGCTATGGGTTCTGTGGAGTGGTCAGGCAAACCCACACCTATTGCAGGGCTCGACCCCGCCTTTACTAATGGAGGTGACCGGACGGTGCTCGCCTGCGGAAAAGTTGGCTACGATACAAAAGGGCACTTTGTATTCGAGCTGGGTGATTTGGTGGAAATCACGGACGATGCCACCAACAAAGCGGTCCCGAGGACTTTTCAGATTGTGAGGCAGATTGTGGATGAGTGCAAGAAACGCGGCATTGCAGGCCAAGACCTCGCTGTGGACAGCACTGGTGCGGGTGCTCCTTTTTGCGATGTCCTTGCAGGGGAATGGAGCGATCAGATTCTTCGCGTTTCTTTTGGTGGTAAAGCATCGGATAAGAGGGTGAGTGAGAATAGTAAGCTAGTAGGCACGGAACTCTACATGAATCGTGTGTCCGAGCTTTGGTGGGTGGGTAAGGAACTGATCAGAACAAAACAATTCTTTGGCATCAACGCTGACTTAGCTCAGGAGATTACGGGTAGAAACTACGAAACAGTTAAGGGCGGGACGCTCCGTATTCGTATTGAATCCAAACCAGCGTTCAAGGCGAGGTTTGGTAAGTCCCCTGACTTGGCAGACGCAGCGTTTCTTTGTTTGGACTTAGCTCGCCAGCGACACGGGCTCACTGCTGTATCACCCCCCGACGAAAACAATCAAACTTTAAGCAAACCAAAACGGAGCCTGAAGAACTTAACGTCAATTTTACGCCCAACTGACAGCTCTCTTATTTCGTAGTAATAAACTTTTCTATACCCTGTCTGTAGTTTATTCTATTTTAGAATAAACTACAGACATTACTTAAGAGAACTTTATAGGTGTCAAGTCCAGCTCTTGACTTTGGACACAAAAAAATTAAACTATACGATGGCAAACGGTAACGAGAAACCACTCGCAGGAAAGGACTTATCTGATTACTTATTCGGACCAACACCTACAGGATTAGCTGACTTCTTATTCGGACAAGCACCAAAGCCAAAAGGAGCTACTAAGGAATTGGATGCGATAGATAGGTCAGGGGCTCAAGGCGAAGCGAAGCGAGCAAAACAATTCATGAAATTGTTTCGTGATATTCAAAAAAAGAAATTTGACCGCGACGACGCCCCTGCTGCCCCTGCCGCTCCAAAATACACCACCCGTTCCGAATTAAATAAAGCCCGTCAGGGTTTTGCTAAAGAGCTAAAGGGTATGTATGAAAAATATAAAGAAGAACAGACAAAAGGGAGCGACAAAGATATTAGAGCCGCTGTCCTCGGTCAACCGGGGATGGAAGAAAAAGCAGCAGGGCTGGGGTTGCGCGGAAAAGACGTTTCTGATTTCTTAGCAAGGACGTATGCAGAAACCCCTGAACAAAAAGCTAACCTCACACAAGCAGGAAAAATACAAAAGATTAGGCAGTCCATAGCCGGTAAGCGGGAAACTCCCCAGCAGCGTTATGAGCGTGAGAAAAGGGGGCAGGATGCTCGGTGGAAAGAAAAGTGGGATAAAGAAGATAGCATTAAAAATTTAAGACGATCAATAGCCACCGCAAGAAAGTCTGCGGGCACTCCTACTGCTCAAAAAACCAAAGGTTCAAATACGCCTATGGTAGCTACTCAAACCGAACGGGGCGTGTCGTATAGAGGGTCTAAGAAATCGGGTCAGTCGTTTATGGATCTTTACAAGAAAAAACCTACAGGGACTACAGGGACTACAGGGACTACAGGGACTACAAAGAGAGGAGCAACCGTGCCTAATATATCAAAAGACGAGGCAGAGGCTGGTCCGGTGTATACACCTCCCGGCACAAACCCACTACTTAGGGAAGCAACTAAGGAGAAAAAGTAATAATGCCATCACCTGACGATACCTTTTTTACACAACGGCGGTCTCTCGACCGTAATTCTTCGCGTCTTAAAAGAGCATCCCGGCGACTAGCCAAGAAAGGCTTTAGGGGTGAAGCAGGGAAGATGGCGGCGGCTGCAGAGATGGCTCGGTTACAAGAACCGAGCATTATGCGTCCTGAGTTTCGGGAACTTGATCAAGCTGCGCGTGATATTCAGGCGTTGCAGGCTCAAGCAACAGCAGGCGGGTTAGACTTTGAAAGAGATATTGCTCCGTTACGGGGGCAGTTTTTTGGTTCCTTAGGTTCTTCCGGCTTATCTAGTAGCGAGCAGCAGATGTTAGTTGATAAGTATGCAAGTGGGTTTACAGGAGATGCCTTGGCTGCTGAAGAGTTACAAGCTAAACGTGCTGAGCGCGACATGAGAACCCGAGCCTCAGAGCAAGCTTTTCAAGCAGCTTCTGAAAAATTGGCAGCGTTCCGCCGCGACATAGGAAAGGATCGTGAGGTAGAAGATATGCTTGGTGGGTTAAGTGGGCGGATCGGTAATATTATGGCTGGACCCGAATCTAGGGAAGTAAAGCTGCAGAAGATAGGCATCCTTTCCCGTGATCCCCAAGTAGCTGCTCTAATGGACAGACCTCGCATAGCTTCTATGGTTGGAAGTGCTCGTGCGGAGTTAACTGGCGAGAGGCAATATGAAGATGCAGCCAAGAGAGCTGATAGGTCTTTTGGTCTTCAGGCGGCTCAGGTCTTGTCTGACTTATCGACAGAAGATCAAGGGAAGTTAATAGATGATTTGGGTTTACACTCTCAATCAGCACTCATCGCTAAACAGGCAGCAAGCTATTTTGCTGCTGATAGGCGTATATCTGCGACTAAGGCGGAGCGAGAGTTTAATCTTCAACGATATAACTTACGTATAAAGCGGATATCAGATGCCCGTGAGAGATTGCAATCACTGGAGAAAAACTTTGTGGCAAGCGCGGATGATACTATGGGTTATGGTGCGTTTGGGGGTAGAAATATAAAGACAGACCCTGCCACTATTGCCGGTAATATTCTTTCTTTACTTGCTATAGTGGCACCTGAACGGGTATTAAAGGATGACCCCGCAATAGAAAACCTTAATAAAATAATTGAAGATAGAAAGACTTACACTTGGAAAAATAAAAACGTCTTAGCTCCTTTGCAAGATGCAGCTGCTTTAGTTAGATTTTATCTTGATAGAGAAACAAATATTTTAGGGTCTATAGTAGAAGACTCTACCGGAAATACCCAAGCCCCTGCCCGAAACCCTGCCTTTAGCTTAGGAAATTAATAATCTATTTAGATACATGTCAGTTGATATTAGCCGACCCACCACATCTCCGGCGAACCCAAAGGAACAGACACCAACTGTTCCTTTTTCGCCTTCTATGACGTTGCTTGATTTACGGGCATCCCGACCGGAAACGGAGTCCCCTCTTACAGGTAGAGATGAACTTTTTGATTATGCTGATTTTGTTCGTCGTGACCACATCAATAAAGGGCACAAGTGGACTAACTCTAATGAGGTGGCACTGCACTCTACAATGTTCACTGAGCTGCAAGCCAACGACTTGTTGACGGAGCAGGAGCAGTCTACTGGTCTTTTTGAAAGCAAAGGGTTAACAGAACTACCTGCCGTTAACGACGAAAAGCTCGCACTAATTAATCAGTGGGATTATAAGAGAGGCGAAGTGTGGAATGCGGAGGACTTGAGCGACCTGACTCCCGACCAACAGGCTGACCTTAATAAACAATACAAAGAGTCTATTGAGGATTTAGTGGGTGGGGGTAAATTTGCATTCGCTTCTATTGCTACCGAAGAAGGTCCACGAATTATTACTAACTCATCTGTTGTAGAGGCAGTAGGATACACTAAAGCAGTTCAAGATTCGTTGGACGCTGGATTACTCAAGTCTTCAGACCTCCCTTACGTCACTGCCCACACTGGAGAGGTTGAGGGTTCAGAGGGTAAAGCTACTCTGATGCGTATTGCCGAGTTGCAGTCAGTAGGCTCCGCTATTCAGTCCATAATGGAGCGGATCAGTGAGTCCCCTACGAAAGATAATGAGAGAGCCTTAAGACGGGCAAACTTAATCTTTGATGTTCTTGAAGGTGGATTGGATGAGGAGAATGTTCAAGATGTTACAGTCCGGTCAGGTGCTGTAAAACGGATAATATCTGCCCTAGCTGATGCTCGTGATGAAGAGCGTGGCTATGAGTCCAACAAATCGTTTACTAAGAAAGGTATTGATCCCTACTTAAAGTGGACTTCTTATTCACCGGAAGTGGTAAAAGAGTGGCTGCAGATGCAGGTCACCATGGAATCAGTTCAACGGGACGATTTTTTTAAATACGAAGCTGGGGATAACCCTGAAGACAGTATCCGGGTAACTGGTCCGATGGGGGTTGCCGCCCATCCTTCTTTGATGTTAAAGAAGGATGTCTTTGAAAACGCAGTAGAGTCGTCTAAAAAATATACCCCCTTTCAGAAAAAGCTTTTACGCACTCAACGGGAGTCATTTTTACGTAATACCTACGAACACTACGGCACCCTACTAACTGATACGGCAGCAACTTCTGAACAATGGTTGGCACACAAAGAAGCAGCAGCAGTGGCTGGAGTTACCGACCCCTTAGAGATTTTTGATACATTCCTAGCTAACCCTGACAACTACGACAACCTTGAGAACTTCGGTGGGATGGCGTTCGATACAGTTGTCCACGGAGGCTTCGGTTCGTTAGCGGCTGCAATCCCTGCTATTGCATTTGAAAGCGAAGGAGCCCGTGAGTATATAGCAGAGGTTCAGGCGGATGCTGCTCGGCGCAGGCAAGTAGCCAACATGTTTGGTCACTGGGAAGGTGGCTGGGGTTTTGGTGTATCTGCTGTCGAAACTTTACTTCCGGCTATTGTTGACATTTTTGCGGGTGTTGTAGCTACCGTAGCTACGGCAGGAACTGGTGCGGCAGCTGTTGCAGGTGGGGTTGCTCTTAAACAGACTTTAAAAGCGGCAGGAAAAGCGGCTGTAACGGGACTGGGAAGAAGAGGTGCTCAGTCATCTGTTGTTAAGACTTCACTTACAGCCCCGGCTACTAAACTAGGAAGAGGAGCGGTGGACGAGATGCTCTCGGCGTCTGTAAAAGTTTCAGCTCAAGGGGCTACTACGGTTGCAAAGGGGTTAAATGCAACCTCTAAACAAGTGATGAAGGGAGACCTTCTTCCTTTTTGGACTCATGTTGGAAAGACGTTTACTACTATAAAAGGATCTAAAGGAGTTACCACTGTCGCGGGAGCTATGGTTCCTGCTTTTGTCCGGAGTTCCAGTTCAACTTATTCGGTTGTATACACTTCACTTAAGGAAGCCAATCCCGACATGACTCATGAAGAAATTCATGAAAAAGCAGTTGGCACTGGGTTACTAGCTGGGTTTATAACTGCATCTATAACAGGTGCTTTTAGTGCACTAGGAAGAGGTGGACTAGAAAGGGCTCTTGAGAAGCGGCTGACAGGCAAGGAAATGGGGTATGTCCTCAATAAAATGCTCAAAGGGTCTAAGAGGTTTGACGACCAAAAAACCCGTGAGGTAGCGGCTGCTCTACTTACAGAAGAACTTGCATCCAAAGGTATTATTCCTTCTGTTATAAGGTCACTTAAATTACTAACGGGGGATGTGTGGTGGGAAAGTTTAGAAGAAGGTTTGGATGAAGCCATTAATCAACCCCTTGTTGCACATGCAACCAACGAGAAACTTTCCTTTGGGGAGTGGTTGACGGGCACCTTAATGGCGGCGGCTCTTGGTGGAGTCACCGCTGGAGCAACTACAACTCTGCAGTCTTCACTAGCTGCTACTTCTAAAAAGTTGGGGCTCCGGCGTGTGCGGGATGAAATTTCTCAATACCGTGATGTCGTAACAGACAAAGTTTTAAGTGCTCTGAAGGAGTCCGGTTCGATGTATTCTGCAGAATACTTCGATAGGTTTACCCGAGCCATGGTTCAAGGAGCCAGTATTGTTCCTATGTCTCAAGGCAGGCAACGGAGTAACGATATTATTAAACCTGCTTTGCAGCCTAGAGCGGATCAGATGATACCCATGGCAGAAGGGGCAGAGGGAGAGATGCTTGCTAAGGCGGCAACCACTGAGTTAGTGGAAGAGGAAGAGCAGTTCCGGCATTTTGATTCAAAGCAAAGATTTACTCATTGGGATATGCTGCATTCTGCACTGGCTCCCTTACGCAAAGAGCTGGAGACTGCGGACTCAGAAGTCTCTCAAGAGTTTACCAAAGAACAACAGGAGCTTCTTCCTCGGCTGGAAAATGAAGACTCTGTCGCGGCTGTTACTAATGACCCGGATTATAATGTCACGGATAGTGGGGTTATAATTGGAGTGAGAAACCCATACACGGGAGAATGGACGGGGCAGGCTCTTACGTTAGCTGAGCAAATGAATAAGATAGCGGTGTTCCGATCCTCGCTACCTGCTGAATTTAAGGCTAAGAGAGAGCAGCAAGAAAAAGGGTTTGCTAGAGCGTCAAAAGAAATTGAGCGCATCGACAGAGAGATTGAAAACACAACTCCGGATGCTAATACAGCTCCTCCTAAGTCTACTTCTGACGAAGACATGATGGAGCTTTTGGGTGAACTCCGCAAAAATGTTAACCCGGAGTCTGTGGCGCAAGCCATAGACATGTTAGAGAGGCAAAAGAAAGCGGACAAAGAATCCAAATATAAACTAGGTCGTGGGGCTCGAAGCGTTATTACTAATTCTGTCCTTAACGACATACAGGAAAGCGAGCCCATAACATCTGAAGCAGCTACGACGGCTGATGTTCCTGTGGTATCGGTAGACGATAGTGCCGAAACTGATCCAGTAGGAACTGCAGTTGACCATTTAAAGGGATCAGAAAATCTTAGTGCCGCTGAGTTAGCTGAAAAGAACAAACCTGAGCAAGCCGTTCCTAGTTCTCGTGAAGATACAGCTGCCCAGCTTGAGATATCTAGTGATGACGTAGCGGCTGAGAGTGAAGATGAAGCTGAACAGAGGCTGAACGAACTTCAGGTAGGGGATAAGAAAAAATCAGCTAAGAAGAAAGCAGCTAAGAAAGCTAAGAAAGCTAAGAAAGCTAAGAAAAAAGCAACTACACGTAAGAAGCTTACAAAAGAAGAATTTATAGACGATAGATATACTGCCGCCGAAGTATTAGCTTTTAATGCTTTAGTCCATTCGGGTGAACTCGTTGAGCTAAAGCCGGGGGAGCGGGGGATGCCCTCTAGGAGTAAGTATCCTGCTAATTACTATAAGCAAAAGACAGAGCTTCTCGCTGAGAAAATAAACGAAAAGTATCCAAAAGTTAAAGTAAGCCCAGCACGGGGTTACAAAGGTCTTAAGGGATCTGATAAAAAAGTTATACGGGACGAAGATGGAAAGATACGTGCTTATGTGGACTCCGAAGGTCTAGGGGTATTTGACAATGATCCTGCAACAGTATCTTTGCTACTTGCTCATGGGGTTCCTGTCCGAGTTCCTAGGGGAACTGACCAAGTCAACCCTGCAATCCTTTTTGACGACTCAACGGGTCTAGTTAAAGGGGTTGTCCAAGGAGGCACTGTAGTATCCCTAAATGTAGTTAGAGAGCCACTACCTACATATGACAATACGCTTGCTCAACTAGGAAGACTGGTAAGCTTATTTGGTGTCTCATCTTATGATGTGGGTAAGGGAGCCTATACTATCAATAACGAGGGGGACACTGTAATGGTCGAAGACGGGGAATCGGTTCCTGTCGAAATGGCAATAGGGTCTCTCCGTCAATACTTTGATTCCGATCCCTCCATCCTTGAAAACCTTCTGCGTCCTGCTCAGCCCGCTGAGGGGGAGCGCACTCGTCTGCGTAAAGATGCTGCTTCTCATGCTGAGTCTGCGGTTAAGTTAGAAGCTCAGTTAATGCTTCACTTGTTGTCTCTTAGACAGGGGTTAATTGCCGATGGCTTAGTAGAGACACGGCAAACCAAAAGAGGGGAGCTTCTTGTTCCTACGGCGGGAGCTATTCCTGCTTTGCTACAGAGGACTCAACTCGGTAAAAGCGGGACAGCTCGTGTTGTGGCTGATTCACTTCCTGTTTTAAGTAACCCGACAACGCAGCCCGATGCGGTTTTAAATATTTTCTTACGTGACTTTGTATTAAATAACTCTCTTTTTTCTGAGGGGCGTATGCCGGATATCCCAGCTATTGCCACTCGGGTAAAGGACAGGTATCAAAATTTACAGAACCGCAGGAGACAAGCCGCTAATGTAAAAGTATGGAAAGCAGCTAAGAAACCCCTTGATGAGTCTAATACAACTGCCCAAGAGCGAAAGCTTGACGCTTTGGTAGAACCCATGGTTGCGGCTGGGCTACCCCGCCGATCCACTAGGGTTCTTATCCCGTTAACTCGCGCTTCTATTGCTCTCTTAGGCAAGGTGCAGTCAGTGCGGGGGCAGATAAATAATTTCTTAACCCGTAGTGTTTATGGGGGTGACGCTCGTGATTACGTTGAAAGCCTTTCAAATGAGGACGCCTTAGGCGTTTTGTTCTCTTGGGCTACTTCCGGACCTAATGAAGGGACTGAGCTAAACGCTTTATTTGATTTTATAACAAACGTGCCCGGAAAGAAGGGCAGACCGCTTGCTGCTTTACTCCGGTTGTATTGGACTGGTTCTGATTCCGTTTACGGTAATATCGAAGAAGATGCAGAATTCATGGGGTCTATGCGAGCATACGCTAAACGTATTCTCCGCTCCGATTTAACTGATAGGCAGACAACCAACCTCGTTCGGTCGGTGCGGTCAGCTTCGTTTGAGTTATTCGCTAACTCGTATGTAACTGAGCTAAACGAAGAAGCTATCCTAGAGCAAAACTTAAACGAAATTGATACATTAGGTTTAGTTAATGGCGACCCTGAGACAGTTATATCTGCCTTACGCAAAATTGAATCGACTGATCCTGACCCCCTTCGTAAGCTGGCTGCTAAAATGCTGCTCCGCAGCGAAGACTTTATACGTAATGTAAAGTTCGTCCTTACAAGTTCCCAGCAAGGACACCTAGCTGGTAAGTATACAAAGTCATCTGACGGAACCCACACGGTAGCTATATTTGTTAATGGTCATAACGGGGCGGGTGTTTCCGGCGTTCTTCTTCATGAATATTTACACGCCCTTACGGCTGATATAGTAAGGGGTATTCCGGAAGGAGCTGACAGACCTCCGGGGAGCACTGCTCCAGTAATCACCCCGGAGCAACAAGCTGCGATTGAAGGCATCGAAAATTTAATGGCAGAAATTGCCACGGAAGCATCAAAGAACGGGATGATGACCCCACTTGTCGCGGATGCTTTAGGTAGTGTTGACGAGTTTATATCTCATCTTTTTACTTCCCCGGAGTTCCAAGGAGTTCTAAAAGCTCTATCTAGCCAATCGTCTCCGAATGTTTTTAGACGAGTCCTTGATGCTATTCTTAGAGTATTTAATCTAAACATACAGCCCGGACAGGTAAGTAGATATCGGGAAGCTTTAGAGCAAGTCACTTCATTCGCTTTACCTATTCAAAGGTCAAGCAACGAAAACGCTTTATCATTTACTACGGCTCTTGAAGCGGCAGCTAATGAGGCTATTACACAAGCCGCCGACGGTTATGCGGCTGTTGATGCTTTTGCAGGAACGGCTTCTGAAGTTGAGTCAACTCCCGAAGTAGTAACTCCTACGACCACCCCAGCTCCTACACCTAAAGTTATTAAGGATATCCGAGCCGATAGACGCAACTGGACAAATGAGTTTGAGGGGGCAATGCAATCTGCTTTGATGTCGTCTACGACATCAAAGGGAGAACCTATAAAAGGATGGTCACCCACCACTCTCCGCAGGGCTAACCAACTTGTTAAGGTTGTATCCAAAAGGCTTAATGGACTTGCTTACCGACACCATGTAAGAATAGCGTTGATGCCTGACAGCATGGCTACCCAAGGTAATGTCATGTATCAATCCTTAGGAACTGTATACGTAAGCCCCGATAATTTAATTCAACGACTGTTTCTAGAAGAGGCGGGGGATATGGGTAACCATAACCTGCAGAAGATTGTTGACTACATTTGGGACGAAGAAATCATACACGTTGCTGCTGTTGAGTCGGTAAGTCAGTCAGAGTTAGATGCCTTAATTGATGAGACTACAGATCGAGAGTTTGTGGAAATGGCAGAGGCTTATTACGCAAATAGGTCTAAGGAAGATTTAGCGGAGCTAACTGCAGAACTCCAGTCCGAAGACCCTGAAGTAGTAGCAAACCGAAAGCGTCTTTTAATGGATGAGTTCCTGCGCCAGCAACTTCAAATAAGAGTTAACGGAGCTACTACGGAAGATGCTCAGCGTTTCTTTAGCCAGAAGCCATCACTGTTTAAAGTGATGAAACACGCACTACAGCGTATGTATGCCCGTATGTCAGTGGCATCTCGTTTCAAACGAAACAATCCTAGGTATGAAGCTGCTCTCAAATCAATCGAGGAGGAATACCATGCGATGCAAAACGGGTATCGGTATGACCCTGGTGTTCTTACTTTTGACCCAGCTAATCCGGCAGACAGTTTGTTTGCGCTACGCGATAAGTTTTTTGCGGGGACAGCTGCGCTTACAGGTGCGGAAGATGCTGTTTATTCAAAAGCTTTAACAGGGGATAAAGGCGATGACGACCTGCAAGTGTCCTTAAATAATAGCCACACTGATTACGACCGTAACCGGGCAGTTCAGAATTGGATTCGGAATAACCCTAAATCGACCACTAAGCTTAAAGACTTTCTATCCAAAAAACTTTCTGCTGCTGGTTTTGAGGGAGCCTCCGTTCCTCCGATACTTCTCGACACCCGAGGAGAAATTGTCCCAGCCGCTCGCCGGATTACACCTTCTTCGATTGAGGCACGTAAGTCCTCCATTGTGGCTGATACGTTGGAAGAAGGACACAAGGCATGGCGAACTGCTCTTAATGGGGACAACGGCGATGACTCATTACAAGATAGGTTCGACGCACGTTATGCAGAGGCAGCTCAAGCTTTTGAAGAAGATAAACCTTTGTGGTTCTCCTCAGTAACATCTAATGATTATAAGGCATTCGGACCTGCGTATCTTTGGAAAGACTTGGGTTTGCAATACCCTACAGTAATTCTTCATGACCTTTATAATGGTGTATCGGGCGATTTTAAGTCTCTCGATCAAGTTTTGCGTGAAAATACCGAAGCGCAAGAAACCGCTGATACTATACTACCTTTAGAGCCAATCGCCGCCACCGCTGGGAAAGTTAACCCAGCGCAGATTAACCTTTCCGCCGAGGCAATTATTAAAGCTGTTGAAGAAGACGACCCCACAGTCAAACGTAACGGAGCATTCCGCACTAAGGTAGAGGCAGGCTTAGCTAAAGTTAAAGCTTATCTGCGTGAGCAAACAGCTATTGCTACCTTTAACGATGTCCTTGAGGCGTGGAGTGTAGATAACAACAGGTCTTTCGCTACACTCTCTATGGAGGTAACGAAGAACCAAAAAGCGGCGGGGATGCAGACATCTTTTTGGCACGGGACTAATGCCTTGTTTAACCCGCCATCAAAGTTCCGGACGGAGAATGATGGTTTTTCTGCCGCCCCCGATATAAAGTTTGCTCAAGAATGGAAATCATGGAGGTTTGCAGGCATATGGACAGATGTGCGAGAGGCTAGGGGATACGACATAAGATCACTTACTTTACTTCCTCCGAAGGTTCAGGCGCAACTAGCTCCCTTTATAACTAAAGAATACGAGAGGAGGTTAGCCGAATTGGTTGATGACCCCGATTATGCCCTGCAGGGCATAACTACAAGGCTCCCTGCTGAACAGTATCTTAGGCGACAGGCGTTAGAAGGAAGCTTTAACAAAAAAGTATGGGAGGAGGCTGGATTCACTGGTAACCCAACGGCTTTACAGAAGGTAGGAGCTACCTCGGTAGGTTTTGCCTCTGACCCGGAAGCTTCTGTAGTGACCTCCGATGTTGGTGTTGTGTCTTTCCGTCCTACGGACTTATATCAAGTTGGGATAAAATCAGACAATCCATTTGATTTTCGTAACGACTATGACGTTAGCAAGTGGAACGACACGCTAATTGAACGGGACTCAAAACGTGCCATGGATAATTTTGAGGAGAATAAAAAGCTTCTCGAAGCACTAAATGAGCAAGATTTTCTTATACACCAACTGGAGGGTAGGCTTGAGGATTATAGTATGGGGGTTGAGGAGGATGATAGTGTAGCCGCCGAAGAAATAGCAAAGGAAAAAGAGAGCCTTCAACGTGAACGGATAGGCGACGCCGGACCCCCTGTTGAACAAACGCTTAGTGAGGTCTTTGCCAACACTAACAATATAAATGAATCTGAGATGGATTCCTTTATAAAGTATCGAGCTACTAGTGTTCAAGATGTAGTAGCTGAGTTTAGGTCATTACTATCCCAAGAGTTGGATCATATAAAAGATAGATACTTAAATGGAAAAACCCTAGAGGCTTTACGTGGAGGTAGTTTCTATTCGTGGGAAAATGCTTCTGTAGCTGAAGAAGCAGGAGCTACCACTGTCCGCATGTATGAGGACTGGCAAAGTGATCCTGCTGAGGGTATGTCACCAAATATTTGGGTTCCGTTCTTCTCTCCCGAAGGCAAGGTGGACGAAAACTTTAACCCGATTGAACCTAAACCATGGAACAAAGACCGAGTTCATTCTTCTAATCTAATTAAAAATTCTGCCGGAGCCACTATAAATACGGATACCCTCAAGATCGTTGACATTGAGGAGCGTAATAACTTCCACACTAGCGACATGAATAGGACTTCCCTTAGGGCGTCCACGGGAGCTGCTGATTTTGTTTTCCGCAGTATAACCATGTCAGGAGATTTTGGTGGGGATAACCTTGAGTCTGAGATTAAGGCGGGAACTCCTCGCACAGCCCACAAAGCAATATCTGCGTGGCTCGCACGAAACCCTGTATCAGCGGAAAGGCTAGATTTAATTAACGACAAAGTATCCAAAGAAGCTAGGTATTCTCTTACCGGAGAAGGATATATATCAGAAGACCCTGACACCCCCACCATACAAGCGGGGACTATATTAACGTCAGTTTTCGGGGATATAATGTTACCAACTGCCCGGTTTGGTAACGACCTCAAACCTTTAGATGACGAGGTTCTTGATGATCTACGGAAAGGGCGGGGACCAATAGCGGAAGAAGTAAAGATAGCCAAGTATATTCAAGACCTTCAGGATGCCCATAGCATCGGATTTAAATACGCTCCTTCGGAAACTTCCGCTGATTTGTTTGATGAGCTGCAAACAGAGGACGATAGAAAACCCATTAAAAACTGGCAGTTGTCATCCGTCGCCTTGGGGGGAAGGCAGACCTTCGCCAGTTCCGAGAGAAGGGAGTATGGTGATATGGGGCTTGATACTGATTTTGATATCTCTGATCTGTATCTTCACCCGAGGCACAGCCCTGACGAGTCCAAGTGGGAGCGGATAGGGGGGCAGCTAGGGTCAAATCCGGGGGGTCTTTATACAACTAAAGACGGGACCACGTTTTATTACAAGGAGTCCCAGTCGAGAGATCATGCAGGTAATGAAATGCTTGCTTCCCTCCTCTACAGGGTTACTAAGTCCACCACAGTCCCGCTTTATTTTGTTGAGCTAGATGGAAAGCTGGGAACGGCTTCCGAGTGGGTTCCGGAGTTAAAGGCTTTCGATACAAATAATCCAGAGCATGTTGAGTCTGCCCAGCAGGATTTTGCAGCTCATGCGTGGCTTGCAAATTGGGATGCCGTGGGGCTGGTAGCTGATAATTTAATGATGCAACCCGTGGTGGACGCCAAGGGGAAACAGATCGGGGTAGATGTTGCCACACACATTGATCCCGGTGGAGCGTTGGAATACAGGGCACAGGGTGCTCCTAAAGGTGAGGCGTGGAATGATGAAGTAACTGAGTGGGAATCCTTGCGTGACCCATCAATGAATGAAATGTCCGCTAAGGTGTTTGGTGGTATGTCAGATGCTGACCTTAAAAGATCCGCGAGGCGTGTCGCCGCCGTCAAGGAGGATACAATAGACACGCTAGTTGATACGTTGTTTAAAACAGGCAATGAGCCCATGAAGGCAATGTTGAAGCAACGCCGATTGAATTTGCTCCGGAAGGCGGGGATATCGGAAGAACTTAACACATCCATCCGAGCCACGAGGCGCGGTCCTAGTTTTGTATCCTCTTTAGATAAGGACACCCAAGAAACTTACTGGTATTCCAAAGCTGCTAAAGCGGTTGAAGAAAGTAACTGGGCAAAGAAGGGACTAGATTGGAATCAAGTTAGAGCCATTTTCTTCCAGCAGGGCGTTCCTCAATCTGAGTTTGAGTTCCTCGTAGATCGGGGACTTGAGGCGGCATTTAATCCGGAGCTAAATACAGATCGCGCTCAAGAAGACCGCGACGAAAAGGGGAGTGTTATTCGCGGAGCAGGCAAGGTTTTGAAGCAAGAGGTTTTGGATTTTATATCCGACAACAACCTTAAGATTGTTGACGTTGAAAGGTCACATCGGTTCTCCTTACGTAAAGGGGATACAGGAGTCGAACTGGTTGATGTCCCTCTTACTGATGATGACCCCAAGCTAGACTCGGAGCCCGTTTATATAAGAGCAAACGAGGCTCTTTATGACTTTTTGGCTGACGACTTTGGAGCAGAGTTTGATGTGTTCACCCGTGAGAAAGTAGCTAATCTCCGCACACAGATTGAAACCCAAACCTTTACTATAAGTGGGGCAACTGCTTTTCTTGAGGGGCTTCGGGAATCATATCAGTCGTTTGATGATGGGGAGATGGCTAGGAATTTTGTTTTAGCAGCTCAAAACAAAACAATAACAAATGCTGTCCTTACTCGGACAGAGCCCCTGTTTAATTCTCATGAACAATTAGAAATTTTAGACGGGCTTACCGTTGAGCTAATAGTTCATCGGCTAGTTAATCTCCGCAAAGCTTTCTCCGGGGGAGATACTCAGTTGATAAGAAAGCTAGAAACCGAGGAAGATTTCGATCTTGCTACGGAGATAATGGAGTATAACCCCGTGTCTACCCAAGGCGTCTTACTCGATTTAGGTAAGTTCACGATACCGGAGGAAGGTGAACTTAAAGACCTGAAAAACTATTTAAAGCAACCAATCCCTGACTACTTAGAGGCAGATATGGAGTTTGCAGTAGGTGGTTGGATTGCTTCCGATAATCGCAAAGATGTAGTAATTAAAGATTCCGATACCCACTACCAACCCCAAGCTATTTTTGATACATCTACTTTATCTCGACTTGCCATAGAGTATACCTTTTACGAAGACCTCATATCTAACAGAATCCAAGATAGCTATGCGGACGAAACCGTTGCCCGTGACGTTCTCTCGATTGATTGGAAGACGGGTAAGGTTACCGCTAACACAGGAGAGGTTTTGATTGAAGGGGTGATGAAAGGGTATGCAGAAGGAGACCCACTGGCTCCCCAAGAAATTGACCCTACCGCAACAGAGTTTCGCATTGATCCGGAAACCGGGGAATACACAACCCCCACCTCTCCGGAGAGGGAAGACGTTCCTATTGGCGAACTTAGACGGGGAGACGCCTCACCTGTTGAGGAAGCACATTTCCACCGAACGGTGGGTTATCACGATTATGTGCTGGAACACAGTAGGCATCTAGCACCTGCTATGGGGGCTCCTTTTGAGGATTCCGAAGACTACCAAGCATGGGAATTACGGAGAGGGAAGAGAGGGGAAAAACCTTATAAAGAAATTCTCCTTACCATTCCCCGAGACCCGGATACTGCGGCACATACCTCCCGCCATTTTGGTAAGAAAGCGGTTATGGGCAGTGGAGTTGACACTGCTTTTGATGAAGATGCCTATAACATATTAGCGCATATTCGATTAACGGAGAGGGAGACTCCTGACGGTAGTTTAGCCCTGCACGTAGAGGAAATCCAATCAGACTGGGTATCCGACTCCCGAGGTGTAGACCGTAAGCAATCCCAATTAGCTTCTTTGTTGGGAGAGGAATATGGCACACATGAGTTTATTGAAGGTTTAAGCGTAGGGATGCAGCACTTCAATGTCATAACAGCCAGTGGTTTGGTGGGTAATGTTGCACAAAACACTACCCACTTGGAGTGGAGTGAGAAGGGAACTGGAGACCAGTTAGTGTCTTTGGATACAACTACTAAAGAAGCTCGAAGCACTAAGCCACCTAAACGCTATAACGACAAATACGCGGAGAAAGCTCTTGAGCGTGTTCTTTCTTTTGCACTCAAAAATGGTAAGTATGATTACCTCACATGGAGCACAGGAGAGCATATCGTTGATTCCTTTGAGTCCGACGCCGAACGGTTTAATGTTCAGGGTGTTGAGTGGAATATAATTGAAGGCGATAACATAACTTCGGGCGTGGGGGCGAGCAGTCCGAGAGTAGTGATCCGTGCAAAAGGTAGACCCCCAACGCTGCTTAGCACTGACCAACAAGGGAATATCCCCGACACTCCCGATGAGCCTTTGTCTATTTCCATGATGGCTCCCCTCAACCCGGAAGGGGATGGGTTCCATATTCGTTTCAAACCATTGACATTTACGTCAGCCGGGAAGCCTAAGAAACAGCAAGAGTGGAGGCAAGCGATTGCGAGATACCCGGACACCGCTAAGGGGAACTCGGAATTGTATCAAAACTTTTTAACGGGAGGTGACGTTGAGAATATAGGGGAGCTTGTTTTCGTAAGTGAGGAATCCATACAGAAGCAGGCTAAGAAGATCCCCAATCTTAAGAAACTCATGGGCGTATTGGAAGGCTACAAGAAGTTAGCTAGTTCTCGCTCTGCCAATGTAGTTAAAAACCACGGTAACTTAGCAGTCCCCACTAATAACATAGACGACTTTTTGCTGGGGATAAGCCCCCGCCTACAAAAGGAATTGGCAAAAGTAGCGGAGCCCACCGAACTATATCAATTTGAGAAGCTTCTTAATATGGTGGGCTCTTGGATGGGTAAGGCAGATGTCCAAGGAACTGCCCAAATGTTCTTTGGAAAAGAGCCGGAGCCTCACGAGGTGCTAACAGAAGTTGTTCTTAAAGGGGGCAACAAAGTAGGTCATTTGATACAAACCCCCACGGTTGATCCCACCAGTCGGAGACAGTCCGGTAGCCTGTTCAGAGGGAGCCTAGTTTTTAATGGGGCTATTACGGAAACTCAAGGAGGTGCGCGTAGTTATGAAAATGAATTGAACTACGAAAAGGAAATCCGAACTGTCCCCCACTCTGTTATGGCATCTAAGGTTGGGGATGACTTACTCAACCACATACGGAAAGAGGTTGCGGCTGGTAATAAATCCGGAAGTATCCAAAGAGGAGAGGGAGTGAACCTGCAATACGGAGGGAACATCCACCGCCAAAACTATAATCAGAGATTCCCTCGCGCATTGTCTCAGTTAACGGGCGTAAAAAGAGGAGAGGGCATTAACATGGTATCCGCTGATGAGTTGCCCCGCTCATACTATCCTGACGAGATTTCCGAACAGGAAGAAGGGGGCACTGTATTTGTGGATATATTTAACCCCGGTCCGGCTCCACACGAAACACTTATGGCTATCCATGAGCAATCCCTTGGAGGGGTAGAAAGTGCCCCTTCTGAGATGAGTTGGAACCAAAAACTAAGAGGTCGCTATACTGCCGCCCACTCCTTACGCCTATCTGAGGTTAGGGAGAAGAAAGCCAAGGTTCTAATTGATTCCGGAGCCAGCCTGCACAGCAGTATGAAGGCAGACCCTGCTAACCAATTTAGATCCAAACCAACGGATCAGTCCCATATCCCCTTAGACATCGGTTCCGGTAGGGTAGACTTCGGGACATCAGCTAAGAAGCTACTTGAGATACCTTTCTTCCATACAGGTGACTATGAAAAACCGGGGTGGGCTATATTTCAAGGTGAACTGGATAGACGCATTACAGACCTAGACGACAATCGTCGAGGGTTTCAGCGAGCAGTGGGAGCTGTCGTTAAGCAATACAAAACTAAGCTCGATAAACTGCTGAAGAAATCTTTCGGTTCTGTAGAAGGAGCCGACGCGACTCTTCTTTCAGCCGCTATTGGAGATTCTGAGGGAGCTTACGTATCACAAGAAGACCTTGCTATAATTGAAACAGACTACGCTACTTCTATAGAGGCTATCGGCACTCGACAAAAAGCAGGGGACATTACGTATGACCAAGCTTTGGCTCTCTACCAAACGGCACAAGATGATAGGATATCGAAGATCAAAGCCAAGGAAGAAGCGGTAGCTCTCGGGTTACATGAAAAGAAGGCAAATGCTCTTTATACTCTTGAGCGTTTACCTAACGGTAAAGAACTGGTCAATCATCTAGTATCTCTTCGTAATCTACTTGATGACCTCTCTTCTGAAGTTAGTTCTCTCTACAATCTAGGGGGTGGCATGAAAGCGCACTTCGATGCCAACATGGGCATCTACCTAACTCGCGCTTATAAAATGTTTACGGAGGCTGATTGGGGTAAGCGGGTCATGGAAGATTCTGAGTTCCATAAGGTTCGTAGCATGGCGGCAGATTTCTTTGAGGATCAGTTCAGAGAGGCGACTGTAAAGAGGCTTATGGATAGTTCTAAGATGAGCGAGTCTGAAGCCAAAGCAGAAGCGGACGAGGAACTGGCTAACTACAAGAGGCTCAACCAAGGCAACACTTACGGCATGAATGCGGCTCAAGAGTATGTTGATTCGTTTGAATACCAAGACAATAAGGCAAAACGCTACGGCGAGGGTTCGCCGTTCAAGCCCCTCATCGACAACATCCGCAAGCGCAAGGAAGTGCCTCCGGCTTTGAGGAAACTGTTAGGGGAATACGACGAGTCTTCCAACCTTGATAATCTCTTTAGATCCATTATGACTGTGGGGACGATGGCTAGTAACCAAGCGTTCCTACGTCACTCGGCAACTATCGGGCGTAAGAGTGGGTGGCTACTAACTCGCGCCGAGCTGGATGAGAAAATACGGGAGGCAAGAGAATCCGATAACTTAGTTGAAGCCACTAAGTATGAAAAATTTATACCAGTCAGGGGACGCCAGTCCCTTGGAGGAGCGGCTAGGTCTGCTAAGTATGACCCGTTCACTAATTTTATAGATGAGGAAGGGCATAATCGAGGAGAGCTGTTTGGACCGCCTGAATTAGCGGACGGTTTGAATGCTCATTTCAGCAAGGCTGTGAGGAAGTCACAAGTTAATTCGGCTGAGAACTATATGCAGAAAGCATTGGAGGTTGCTTCACGGACAACTGGATTATCCATGGCTTTCAAGACACTGGGATCAGCTGGGTTCTACCTACGCAACGCCTTATCTAACCTCATATATTTTGGTCCGATGCAGGGGTTAGCTCCGGGGGCGGGCATTACGAAACTCCTTACAGAAACAGGAAGGGAACTGGGGACGATAGTTGGAATGGATACAAAACCATTAGACGACTACCGGATGAGGCTACACGCCCTAAACATTATTGGGGATGATGTGAATACAAATCTGATTTCGGATTTACTAACCGGCACTAAGTCTGTGGATTCCATGACTTCGGATTTGGACAGGCTTTTGAAGAATAGCGAAAAGCTACTGAGCAAGACAAAGAAAGCTTTGTGGGAAGTTCCACTGGAGAAAGCAAAAGATATATCGTTCGCCATTGATGCGGCTCATAAGATTGCTTATTTTGAGCATGAGCTAAAGACTCTTAAGAAAGGCAGGGATCACGCAAACAGGGTTTCTGACGGGAGCAATTTACAAAACAGGACGGATGATGAACTTGAGCGCATGGCTGCGAAGAAAGTTCTGATGACCTCGCAGTCCTATAGCCAAACACTCCCAATCGTTAAGGCATTCCAAGACAAGTGGTTGCATGTATTCCACTCACCGTTCCTCCGTTTTAAAACTGAGGTTCCTAGAATTACTGTGAATACATTTAAGTTAGCACTCCAAGAAATGAAGAGCGGTAACGCTGTGGAGAAAGCCCGAGGTAGGTGGAGGTTTGTAGGAGCTAGTGGAACTTTAGGCGTTATGGGAATAGGAGCCTCCTACTTGCTCAAGGGTATTCTAGGTTTCGGTGATGAGGAGGATGAGTTCATGAGGGCGGGCGTTCCTGAGTATGCCCGAGACAACACATTCTTCTACCTACCCAATAAGAAGGAAGGTGAGAAACCGAAGATGTTTGACCTGACGTTTATCAACCCCTTCGCAGTTATACTTGATCCGTTACTCCGAGGAGTGGAATCCTTGTTGAACAACCGTGAAGGAGATGTCTTCGCAGATATTCTAGGGACGTTGACATTCGATATCTTCGCGGACGAGCAGATCATGTGGGGCACTTTATATAACGCCTTCTACAGAAACATCGACCCCATGACGGGTAACCCGATTTACGAGTCCATTGACCTACCATCAGAGAAATCCAAGAAGCTAATAAACTTTATCTATCGTGATGCTTTTGAACCCAAAATGCTTAAGGCAGTTAACCGAGCTTGGGATGTTCGCGGAGAAGATTTTGAGGATTGGGAATACACATCAACGGGTGTAATAGCTCAAGAGATTAGACCATTTAAGATTCACGATGTAGATGCGCCTAAGTTATTTAGCAGGTTCCTTGGGGATATGCGTGGAACATATGACCGAATCCGAAGCAAGAAAAACAGACTGTTTTCCGAGACTCGTGAGTTCACTGAATCCGAGATAAGACAGATGGCTCGTGATGAATACAAAGGACTTGTCCGTTTGCATGATGATATGGTGCGGAAAATCCGTGGTGGCGAGAAAGCGGGGCTAACAAAGGAACGAGCCTTCAGCATGATGAAGGAAGCTAATGTATCCAACCAGCGTCTGAATATGCTTTATAAGAATTCGGTTGGGCGTATCCCACCCACAAGGGATTTCATACAGAACATATTGTCCAAGCCAGCCCTTCGGGACGGTAAGGGTAGACGCCGACTCGACATCTATCTTGATGAGTTTAGCAAATTGCCTCGCGTTGAAGAGGTGGGTAAATAAAAAACCCCGATCCGAGTAGTGGTCGAATCGGGGTTCACCCCTAGAATAAGGAGACAGCACGAACCTTATTCTAGATATCGGGAAGCCATGTGGTAGAAGTATCTTTCTGCCATGCGCCTGTCAGTTCCACTAAACAGGATTGTATTCAAATCGTCTTCCTTGCTACCGAGAATATGGTAACGATCTTCCTCTTCGGTAGTCAACATACTTAGGCATTGGAAGCCCCCTTTGTCACATTCTATAAAGTTGAGTAGAACCAAGTCCTCATGCCCGATTAGGTTAACGCCCTGCTGTGCCCTCCATACGGAGTAACCAAAAGTTGGGCATGGGATGTGCCTAAGGGGAGTCTTGGATTTCGCGGTCGTCGTTTTCATGTTTGTTATCTATTTTGTATTCTATTTTTTTGATCAAGTTGGATACGGTTTCGTCTGTAGCCAACTCATAAGTTACTTTTTTATACGAGTGGTAGGCAGTCATGCCGTGGACACCAAAGAAATTAGCCACATCTTTGTAAGAGAGTCCCCGCTCCCTACCGATGTAAAGCCCGAGTGCCCTCCAAGATGCTATCTTTCTATTCCACCTTAGCTGGGGGTCTGCTAGTTCAGCTGAACTGAAGCCGGATAATTCAGAGATAGCGTCACGTATATCCGCTCCATCTATTTTACGTTGTAGATTTAAACTCATTGGTCTTGGTCTTGGTCTTGGTCTTGGTCAGGGTTCATTATGAATTTTAGGAATTCTTTGGCGTAACTGTGGTTAAGGGTTTTCTGTAGCCTTCGCTCAAACTTTGAACAATCGAAGGGGAACTCCTCCCCTATGTGGCATTTGTGTGGGTCTAGTTCTATGACGGGCGTGCCTAAACTGTCCATTAAAGCTTCCTCCGTATTCTCTTGAGGGGAAGGGAAGATTGGAAACACCTTTACCGAACCGTCGATGATATCATTATGCTCATCTATTTCAGCTTGAACAACCATAGGGACTCCGTTCGGAAGTATCTCTCTAACGATCTTCATGGTTATAACATATAGCCATATATTTTAACATGTAAAGAACAGATTCCAATTCTTTTTCAAGGGTAACATGTCCTGCTCTTTCAAGGGTAACATGTCCTGCTCCTCCCCCGCGACACGTGTGCACACGCACACGCACACGCACACGCGCACACACGTAAGGACTTTGGATACAAAAACGATTACGCTGCCCGCGCAGCCGTCCGCGCCCGGTAAATTTATTTTGTATCCAAATCAGTTTAAAAAGCCCGCGCCCGGTAAATTCATTTTGTATCCAAATCAGTTTAAAAAGCCCGCGCTGCGTGCGGCTGCGTGGCAGGCGATACAAAAACTACGTGTCTCGAGTTCATACACCCCCTAATTAAATTCTTTTCCGCCACATACTTACTTTCGTCGGGAGGTTTAACACTCTGTAACTAAAATTAAATGTATTCAAACGGGTTATCCCTCCCTTATTATCAACGACTTAACTCTATAGAAATCTTATCTCGATTAACCCTGAAACCAGCTTGGATACAAAAACGCCAAAAAATAAAGGGGTGCATCATCTCATTTTTTCAACCCCCCTCTTTAGTGGTGGCTAGTTTGGATACAAAACCGCCAATCGAAAAAGGTGTGCGTGTCCCCCCGCCGTTGTCCTACCCCCTGTTCGTAGGCACAAAAAAAGCCCAGCCCCCAATCGCTATGTGCGACTGAGAACTGGGCAAATGTGGGTTTTTAAAGCCCCGTATACTCGCGTATACGGGAGTGGCATGGGTGTTGGTGTTGGCTAACGCCAACCACGAACCATTAAAAATGGTGGAGTGTGGAGTGTGGACATAAAAAAAACCCCCTTGCCTACCGTGAGGTAGACAAGGGGGTAAACAAACAGAGTGTTCAATGAGGGTGAACTGGGGGAAAACAAATATAACCCTTCCAGTTACTTTCTTACTTAACCCCACACGGGATAAGTAAGTATAAAAGAACCCGGATCGTAGCTCTCCTACGATTTCCTAGTCTCTGTTCGTTTAGAATGGAACTCCATCCCGGTGAGCATTCTCATAAATCTCTCTCGCATAATCATCGAAGATGGGAAGAAGTTCATCTTGAGCATGAACTTGGAAGTTCATCCAATTACTTTCATTAGGAAAGCTTTCTTTTTTGTTATCAATAGCTTCCTCCGGAATCTCCAAGAGATAGGTAGCCCCGCGCCCCCATTTCCATTCAGTATGTTGGATAACATCCGTAGCCCCATAGTAGTGGGGAGTTTTTATCCAGTCTGTATTATATACAGTCCGGAAACCTCCACCCCTCTTCCCTGTAACAGGACTAGGGGGATATCTCGTCGTCGTTAGCTTAACCATTTTGTATCCTTTTTTCTTCAGCTTTTTTGTCTGCTTCCCTCATCTCTGCCACTGATTGGTAATAGGTATGGGTTCTTCTAGCGTGGTTGAAGTCTCCCTCTGCTGGTGCAGGAATACTTCCCTCACCGATGGCGAAGGAAGAGTGACACCCCCTTCGCTTTCTGCAATACCAATCATTGTCCCTCACACAATCATCGTAGATGGGAAGAAGTTCATCATGAACAGATATTTGGAAGTCCATCCAGTTACTTTCGTCGGGTCGCCACCGACGCGACCGACCGGATTCTTTTGCATTCAGAATATCTTCCTCCGGAATCGCTGTTTCACCGCGAGTATACATCAAGTCGCCACTGCAGTCAGCAAGTTGTTCGTCATACCACTCAGAGTTATACACCGTAAAAGAATTTACCGTGTCCCCTTTATTGTTTCGGATTAATCGTGGATGATTATATCCACCACTAGTCTGTTTTGTTAGCTTAACCATTTTGTATCCTTTCTATTTTAATAGACATCAAGTGAATCCCAACCATCAGCAGGTTTACACCATGAGTCCCACTCTGTCTGATCCACTACCTCTTTATCCAAACCAACTTCGCTAGTCCAATCGTCAGCACGATCATAGATCGGGAGCAGTTGGTCGATAACTTCCCACTTGAAATGCATCCAGTTATCTTCGTATATGCAGGGGATTGGGCTTTGATTGCGATGTTCCATCTCCGGTGGAGTGTCCATTACTATTCCTTGGGCTACGGTTGTAGCAAAGTAACCGTAGCTGTGTCCGGGGTCTGTTCCTTCGAGCCTTGTAAGATTTCCATTACTCATAACGTAATGATCAGCATAAGGTATCATGGAGTTTTCCCACCGTTGGTCTTTCTCGTAAATACGAGGGACATCACTATAAAGTAGCCTAACCATTTTGTATCCTTTCTCGTTAAGACTGCACCACTCCGTAGCCTTTGCTACGGAGGGTGTCAGCCAGTTCTTTTTCTTGCTTAGTAGCCTCATCCCATGTCATGGGATTGAGGTGTTCGTATAACTCCGGTAGGAGTTTGATCCCGAAGCGTCTTACCTTTCGGCTTCCCTTCGGGCTGTCACTCTTATGGACTGCAAACCTTTCGGTTGGTTCGCGTCCGGTCATGCCTACGTAGACGCATGGTTGACCTTCCTTGTAGTCAGGGTTGTTCTTCTTGAAGAACCCCCGTTCTGAAACAGCAAGCTCAAGCTCCACCACGTAGACTGATTTGTTCTTGGGATTTCGTTCACCCATTTGATGCTACCTCCCATGAGCCTTTGCCGTAACGGATTGCTAATAACTCTGTTGCTTCCTCTAGAATATCATCGGTGACATGAGCATCGGGATATTTTTCTTTTAGTTCAAGGAATTCTGTGACAGCATCTTTATAGTTTTTCTTGAGATCCCGATGGTCGTAGAAAAATCCTTCGACATACTCTTCTTCTATAGGTTCGCCATCTGAATCGACAGTATCTTTTCTTACGTCTAAGACGAGTTCAGTGTCGGTTTGATACCGCAAAATCAACTCGTATTCTACATGAATTTCTTTTTGTTTACTCACTTTGTATCCTTTCTGTTTTGGATGCCCCCTCCGAAGAGGGGGCTATTAATATTCGGGACTAAAATCCTAGTCTGTTTGATGGATCGTGAATGAGTCCTAAACCCTTATTGTATTTACTTCCATCTACTTCATCTAAATGGATGAAGTATACAGGAGAGTCTGATACTGTTATTCCTTCGACTACATACGATGAGTTGTTGTTAGGTATTTTTCCCTCTGTTGCACTCCAACAAGCGTTCTTCTCATTTTGTTCTTCTAAGAATAGATCAAAAAGATCTTTTGGGTTTGAGTTTTCTTCAGCCTCGTAAGTTGCGACTATCCTTTCACAATGATAATCACTTTCTTCCGTAACAAAAAGTGTGTAATATTTTTTCTTCATTTTAATTATCTCCTTTTATCTTGTTTTATCTTGTTGCTGTTGCATTAACATGCAGTTTCTATAGACCATAAGTAACCCCGCCAGCACATAGGTAATGACATCCGCCATTACAAAGCTATGCACCAGCAGGGCTACCACTGGTCTTAAATATATTGGCAGGACTAAGAGTCCCATTCCTTTTTGCGAACCAACTTCCAGCCCAAGCACCAAGCAATTCTCTTTGCACCCTTCGGGTCATCAAGAGTAATCACATTGGTTGGGTTGTTGGAAGAACATATCTTCCAGTAGTCGCCCGATTTGTAGATGAACATCTTGATGTTAGGCATCTCCTTTCTTTGCTTCCCTCATCTCCTTTAGATGAGTTTCGATTGTAAAAGCCACATCCTCCCATATTCCGGAGCAGTCCATGCCATTTGCTTTAGCACAACACTCAGCCCACTCCTCATCGGTGACTTCGTCATCCTCAAAGAACATCTCTCTATCCCATGACATGACAACCTCCGGTTCTTCATCTTCATCCGATTCAGTATCTGTTACTGATACGTCAAAGGAGAAGTCGAGTTCTCCTACTGCTTCGGCGTGATTAAGCATCCGACAAATGTCGGTAGCTTGATCTGCATCTCCTACAAGTATATTTATAATCTTCACTTTGTATCCTTTCTGTTTAGTTTCTCTTTGATGATCATCACCAAGAACCCCACTATTCCTATAGTGGGTAGCGTGATCAACGAAAGTATCATTTCTATTTTGCTACTCATCGTTGTCCTCCTTGAACTGCTCACCCCACACATTCAATACCTTGAAGTATAAGGTTGAGTCTTCTTCCATTGTGAATTCGTAGTACCAGTTCTCGCCAACTTCTTTCATTAAGAATTGCTCAAACCTTTCTAAGAAGTCCTCTGTTGATTCACTCATCACCTACCTCCATATCATTATGGAGGCTATTAACAATATCATTGACCTCGCCAATTTCATTGTCGATGCTGATGCTATCAGCTTGGAGTATGACATTCTCGTAGAGCAACTGCTCTACCTCATAGGATTTGTTCTCCCCGTCTATACCCTTAACCTCTTCGACTACGTCTTCGACATAGCCTTCAACATCCCCCAGTAAACTACTGGCTTCGTTCATGTGACTGCTGATGTTTTCCAGCAGTTCTAATAATTCCGCTACACTCGGTAGCGGTTCTTTTGTTTCCGTCTTCACGGTCTTTGTCAAAACACTCATTGTTTTGTATCCTTTCTTGTTTGTTGTTTAATACCCTGCCTCCTCCAGTGTGGAGGAGACAGGGTGGAGTGTGGATTAATTGCTACAGGTTTGAAGCAATTAAATCCTCAAGACCCATTCCCTTGGAAGGGTCTGCCTTATCGAAGTGTCCCCTGTCCTCAAGGAGGAAGTAAGGAACTAGGAAGCGATTGACAAACCGACTAGCGGTTTGTCTTCCAATAGTCCTTCGGGACTTTATGGAGTTAGGTTCACCTAACGCCAGTTCAACAGCATCCACTGCTTTCTTGCCTCGCCACAGGTTGTGAACAACCGACTTCATACCGTTGGTGTTTTTACCACGGCATCCATCAAGGGTGGTGTCAGGAACAAGTTCCTGAATTATCCTAGCAACTTCCTCTGCTCTGTCATTCAGAAGTTTGTTGCTCCAGTAGAGAACATGACCAGTAGTGGTCGTGTTCTTTACCCTCTCTTGTTTGGGGGGAGTGGTCACCTCCGGTTCCGAAGAACTCAGGGTATAACCCTCTTCTAATAGTTCCTGTGACAGCAGGAACTTAGCTACCTGCATTCTAAATGCAGGATTTTTACCGATGTAATCGGCTACTTTAGTTTCAACATCTTTCATGTTGATCCTTTCTAAGCCACCGTAGTGGCAGTTGTGTTTGGATTGTATCCAAACGGTTTTGTTTATTTACTCACTAGTCTCGACTACATTAGTCCAGTCTATGCAAGCGTCAGCTTCTTGTTGAGCTTGGAACATAACTTCCCAAACTCTATGTAAAGCATTTTGCTTTACTTCAACCATATCAGTTGATGGTTTGATAGCAGGGTGGATACTACCTAGGTAGTCCGAATGTTGGCGACGATGGACGTTCTCCATCCGGTCTTTAAAATTAGGGTAACTAATTTCGTCAACCATTCTATGAATGACAGCAGACACTTGTTCCCTAGGAACAACAGCCCGGAATTCATAGTCAGAGCCAGCTCCAGCCATCACATAAGTATCTTCTCCAAAGATACGTTCAATGTCTCCGTCATACCTTGCTCTTACAAGCAAGTTATCGGGACTCCCAATGAACTCTACTATAGAGAGGAATCCTTTTTCACTATGTATCCACATAACTTAACCTCCTTTCACACTGCTTATAGTTACAGAGTAAGACCTATGCCGATCAACGAGGTATTCAACCTCCTTCTCAGACACTTCGTCACCTACTCTCAGCGTTTCGTCTTGGTTATCAATGATAACCGTAAGGGTTACTGATCCCTTTATGGACTGTATGTAATACACTCCATCTCCATCTCTACGGTTAATCTTAACCGCTATTTTTTCATAAGCCATTGGCTTCCTTTCTGTTTTGTGTTTGGATTATATCCAAACGGGTTAGTATAAGTAAGCAGTTTAATGTCATGCTTAGGACGATTGGTTACCGACCGTGGTCGTAACTGGCGATTGATGGATCAATCCGGTGAGCGTCCCCAAAGGGGAAGCTATCCTTGTTGAGCCACCAGCTCAACCAAAAGACCGGATAGTCCGGCTCGCGGATATCACTGATATCCCAGCTCTGACCATCAGTGATGTAGACAAGACCATCACAGTCAGGACAGTTGTCCTCCACCCAGTCAAATGCTGGCTGAAAAGCAGTGCCTCCACCACCATTGGGGAGTCTGTCGGGGACGGTGTCCCCCGGTCTTAACTCCCACTGTCTATCCTCTGTAGGATAGTGGTTGTCTACAGCAATGAGGTGTATAACCTCAGGCTTCATCTCGTCCAAGACTTCTTGGACACAGAGCAAGAACAACTTGAGAAGTCTATCATAGATAGATCCACTATCGTCTACGACGATGACCAGCTTTCCAGCTGACTTTCTCTCTCGTCCAGCACAAACCATTCCTGTAGAGGAATACATCGGAGTGTTGAACATCTTGTTCCAACCTTCATCCAGCCTTGCTGACATCCAGTGGATGAGATAGGAAGCCCAGTCAAAGGGCTTCTTTGTAACACTGTTCTGTTCTGCAACAGAACGTGTTCCAGCAGAGCCACCAATCCCACAGGATTCAGCCATCCGATCAATCAACACAACCTTTTCGTTGTGCTGATCAATCTCCTTCTCAATCTCTTCCTGAGATTTCTTCTCCTTCGGATTAGCCTTCGGCTCGAAGGTATCTTGACCTCCCTTGCCAGCAAAGTCATCTCCGAGAATTTCACTGTCAGACTTCGGCTTGCCGGGGTTGGTGTCAGCTCCTCCTCCACTAGTGGAGTCGTCACCTTCGGTGTCATCCCCGCCGTCACCTTCGGTGTCTCCACCTTCAGTGCCTTCACCGTCTTCGTCACCTTCGGTGTTTCCACTTCCAGTGTCCTCACCTTCGGTGCTACCACCTTCGGTGTCTCCGTCACCATCACCGTCCTCCGAATCCCCTTCGGGATTAGGAGTGCCGTTGACGTTGATCCGTTCTCCACCTCCACCCCCCTCAGGGTTGTCACCCTGAGGTGGTTCGGGTTGCTCCTTGAGCAACTGACGGTATATCTCGATGGTTGACATATTGTCAAAGCGAGAATCAAGCAGAGCACCTTCGATGATAGGGAAGTGTTCCCTATCATACTTGTTGTTCTCCTGACTAATCAACCAGTTGATTGAGTAGTCAGCGGCACGATTTGCTAAATCGTGGTTAAGACCTTTCAGTCTATGACCATGACCAAGCAAAGCATGGTAAGCTTCATGGAGAAGCAAGAAGGCAGTCAGTCCGACAGGGTCGGATGTCTCTGCCAGCTTCGCTAATCCCTTGGGATTAAGCAAAAGCTTCCTACCATCGGTAGCACCGTAGGCAGTTCGGTCAGTGCCGAACCAGTCCATGGCTACCAACTTGCCGTAGGCAAGTGGACAGTAGTCTCTGACTACTCTCAATGCCCTAGCAAGGATGTCCTTCCCATTAATGGGAACGGATATCTTTGACCCAGCTACTACGTAGCTAGGAATTTCACGAGCTTTCGCTCTAACAGCAACACTCATAGTGTTCCTTTCTAAGCCACCGGAGGTGGCAGTTGTGTTTGGATTGTATCCAAACGGGTTAACTACAGACCAAGGTCTGCCTTGGCAGTCAACGCTACCTTGGTAGCGTGTTTCACTTTCTCGATGACTTTATCCTTGTCACTGTCAGTGACAATGTCATCACGATTGGTTGCACCAATCGAAGCCATAGCTTGGATAACACTCTCAATCTCAGGGAGATCGAGAATGTTTTTCTTCGCTAACTTCTGAGCCGCTTTAGCGGCATTGTCGAACCTCTTCTGACCCAACCTCTTACCACCACTAAGGTGTTTGATTGTGTCAGTCAGGAAGGTAATGACTTCCTGAATAGGTGCTCCATGAGCAGTGACAAACATGTCCTTAGTGGACTTCTTTGATTGTGCTCTGATCCGAGCCGCAACTTCGTTGGCAACTCCTTTCATTACAGTCCCCTCAATATCTTGAGGGCTGTGCTCCCAAATGATGTCCATTCCAAACTTGGAACCGAACACTTCAGCAGTTGGGATGGGAACTGCTTTAGCAAGTTCCCCCATATCCTTCGTAGCTTTAGCTACGATACCGTCCCACTCAGCCGGAAGAACGACTTTGATAAGTCGATCAAGTTCCTTCTGACCTTCATCGAAGATGGTAATAACCTCTTCGATATCAGCAGACTGGATGTAAGTCCCTCCGGTCTTACAAGGTAAGCCCATGTCTCTGATCTTAACTCCAGTAGAGTTAATAACAGAGGTTAAGCTACCGTAGACACTCCCCTTACGGGGAATCGGAGCTACCTTTACCCAAGCGACTTCGTCGCTGGAGTTGTAGATGTCACTGACTTTCTCAGTGGCAACACGGTGAACCACCGTAGCTGCTGGACAAGAAGCAGTGAAAGTGCATTTCACTATGCTTCGCATTTTGGTGTCGATCTTTTTGTCATCGACGATAACAGTGTTAGCCATAACTAACCCTTTCTAAGCTACCAAAGGTAGCAGTTGTGTTTGGATTGTATCCAAACGGTTTTGTTTATCTTCCCTCTCTTAACGGAGGGGGTGTAACTACTCTTTACTGCATAAAGAGTAGTTACTAACCCCCCTCCTAAGAGGGAAGTGTGAGTGCGCTTAGTCTCCAAATCCTTGGAGACGCTCACGCTTAGGGTGGTTGTTGATGGGAACTCCATTCCGCTTAGTAGCGGAGTAGCCCCATTCACCGATCTCATTCTTGCCAGCAAGAAGGAATCTATCGACGAACCAGTCGATGTCAGTATTACCAGCAGAGTCTTCGACTACTGCTGCCTCAGGGTCTGACGCAGTCTCCTTCAGGAGATTGCGGAGAGCACAGTGGACAAGACCATACTGGTCTTGGGGTGAGCGTTCGACTCCATTAGAGTCGAGTGCCATCTCTTCCACTCCATCCCTAATCCTTTTGTATACTGGCAACATAGTTGCTACAGTATTCAAGAAGGACATACAGGCAGAGCCTGCTTCAATTCCAACCGATCCTTCAAGAAGGATAGACTGGAGGTTCTGGTCAGATGTCAAAGACACTGACCGGATAGCGGCATCCCATGTCCTAGGACATGGATGAGGAGCACCTTCCCAAGTTCCAATCATAGGATTGAAATGGTCAACTCCCTCAAGACCATTTGCCATATCAAGATATGTCAAAATGGCGGAGTCACCGAAGCCTTCGTCGGCTACCCACTGAATCCACTCATCAAGAGTGGGTTCAAGGATGTAAGTAAACTGTCTCTCCACTTGTGGAGCAGACAGAACCGAAGACTTACTGGAACCGTCTTGGCGACGGTTACCAGTCACCATGATCTTGACGTTCTTACCAAGAACGTGAGTCCCGATCTTCGCCTCACCATCAACAGGGTTGAAGCAAGACTTGAACAGTGACTGGACTGCTAAGTCCCAGTCAGTGAACTCGTCAAGGACGAGAAGGATTTTCTCATCCCCGATCCTCTCCCTAGTAGGGAGATTCTCAGGACAAGAGAACCAAAGGTCTCTTGTAGAAGCATCGGGGATGCCGTAACCAAGAACCTCCATCGGAGATGATCCTGAGAAGTTCAGGATCATTGCCCTAGTAGCTCCGATAGCCGGAGCTACCACGGTGGAAGCGATGGTAGTTTTACCATTGCCTCCCTTGCCCAGCAAACAGAAGAATCTGTTTGTCTGATAGGTGAGTGGTGCAATAGCACCAACTTCTGAAACCGATAACTTTCTTATCGGCACTTCTGACTTAGCCATAAGCTATGTCCTTTCTAAGCCACCGTAGTGGCAGTTGTGTTTGGAGTGAATCCAAACGGGTTATCAAAAGGGGGTTTTGAAATTCGGTTGCTCACCCCCCTCTCTAAGGAAAGGAGGTATGCATTCTCTACACTATGTTAGAGAATGCTATACCACCTTTCCGAGAGGGTGGTGTTTTTCGCCTGCACCTAGGCGAGAGCCTCAGCTAACTCCTCCCAATCAATTTCATCTAAATTGATATGGTCAGCGAGGAAGTTGTCCAGCATATCATTAGAGTTACGTAGATCATCTACCTTTTGATCAAGACTTTCTTTTATGGAGTCAAGATCAGAGGATGTTGGGTTAAACCAAACATTAACTAACCAAGTGGAGCGATTTCTCCAGCCGTTATACGTAGTATCCATTACTTTGTGTCCTTTCTTTGAGGTTCTTTAACCCTTCAGGGTTAAGTTTTGGTTGGGTTTCAAATGACGGAGTGTCATCTTGGTATTCCATAGGAATACCAAAGCCAATCTCTTCGACCCCTCCGGGGTCGGGTTCGGTAAGGTTAAGAACCTTACCATCAGTAACCCCAAGGGGGTTACGATCATCATCAGCATACTCCATCCACTTATAAAGTGGTGGAGTAAATAGTTCAGCAGATGCTTTAGCATCTCTGAATAACTTTGCAGTGTGATTATCCCATGAGGGATATTCACCACCTGTCACGGTATCATTCTCAATACTCACTTTGTATCCTTTCTGTTTAAGTTAAGCTTTGCTTGTTTTCTTTCCGCTTTAGCGGAAAGCCTCTTGGCTAGTTTCGATCCTCTCCAAGCCTTGGGTTTCTTCCAAGGCTTGTCTTTGAACCACCAAGTATCTTGGTGGTTTGGTATACAGCAAGACCTCTTAGCCTCACGAAGATCGAGGTGAGACTGACTTGCTGTCTTGGTTCTAAAAGAAGGCATGATACTTTGTATCCTTTCTGTTTAAGTTATACCCTCCACCCTGTAGAGGGTGGAGGGTAGAGTATGGACTACCAATCTTGGTCTTCCAAGGGAATGCGAAGTCTCCGCTTCGCTTGCAGTGATCTTATCACTGCCTCTGCCTCCATGAGCTTTTCATAAAGCTCATCGCTCTGCCTCTGAAGGGCATAGCCTCCACCGCTTTTAGCGTTGGAGCGAATGACGATTGCTGGTCGTCTATAAAACTTATAGTTTGATGCCATAAGTTCCTTCCTAAGCTACCGAAGGTAGCGGTTATGATTGTATCTTTTGGATACAATCGGGTTCGTATCTATCAACATCAAGTTCTGACTTGATGTTGTGTAGAAGTCTAGCAACTTCTACAACTTGGATGGTGGTATCATTCCAAAACTTGGATGATTGGAGATAGTTCATGAAACAATTAATTGTTTCGATTGCTCTCTCTTTGTCAGCATGATGTTCCTTTACAGCTTCCTGTAAAGTGTTGATGTAATTAGCCATTGGCTAAGTTCCTTTCTAATTTAGGTTGAACCCTCCACCCTGTAGAGGGTGGAGGGTGGAGTGTTCAGTCCAGCTTCAGCTTACAGTCTGTAAGACTGGACTCCAAGAAATCAACCCAGCCCTTACTGGACTGGGTTGCCGACTTAGCCCTTAACTCCGATGGAGTTGGGGCTTGCTTCATAGCATGACTAAGAGTCATGCTCTGCCATACTCTCCGTTGAATCGGAGAGTTGATGGTCTTTATGACCACTTTATTCTTCCTCATATTCATGAGGGGAATCAAGTTCCATGCAGATCTCTTCGAGTTCTGCATCCTGTAGCTTCATCATCTCTTCAAAGAGATGACCGAACGCACAACTGTAAACAGTTGTGAACTTAGGGCATCCACCCTTTCGTTTACTGAGGTTGACTAAAGCCAACCTCATGTAAACAAGTTGCTGTATAACAGCACTGTCAGTACATTCGTTAAGAATGTTATCCAACAGTTCCAATAGCTTATCCATAAGCTATCCTTTCTAAGCTACCGAAGGTAGCGGTTGTGTTTGTATCCTTTGGATACAAACGGGTTAAACAAAGACTTCCAACGCAAGGACACTGTAGTTACCTACAGTGTCCCTGACTCGGAGTTCCTTGAACTCCTACCCTTTACAGGGTGGAGGATACAAAGTCCTCAGCTTGTGGAACTTGTTCCACTATCCTACCCTTGAGTTCCTCAAGGGAGCCACCGTCTTCGACGGTTTGCAAGGTATCCTCAAGGATACCGAAGAGGATGGAGGCAAAGTTGTGCCTCCACTGTTGCATCTCAATCTGAGATGCAAGGCTACCGTCTCCGTTGCTCCTAGCGGAGCAACAGGCAGTGAGTTCCTTGTAAAGGAAACTCAGGTCTTCGATCTCTCCCTGTCGGAAGAGTTCGATTGCTTCCCTAGCTACAGCAAATGCTGTAGCGAGAGGGTTGAAGACCGGAGCGGTCTTCCGTTCCTTGGTGGAGTCCTTTGGACTCACCTTCTTAGCAACCTTCTTGGTTGCTGTCTCCTTGGCAACCTTCTTGGTTGCTGGACGCTTCTTCCAAACTTTACGTTTGGCAGGAGCTTTCTTAGCAACTTTCTTAGTTGCTGTTTTACGGTTGGTCATCTTAGCTTTAGCCATGATGTTCCTTTCTAAGCTACCGAAGGTAGCGGTTGTGTTTGGATTGTATCCAAACGGGTTTAAATGAAATCTTTATAAACTTTGAAATTGTCTCCCGAAGGAGTTTAATTGTTAACCAACATGTTTCCTTGTAGGACAGTTAATCATCCACTACATGATTCAGCTTCCTAGCCAGTTAACTGTGAGGGAGACGAGCGTCTTCAAGACTCATGACCATGCTAAAGCATGGACATCCCAGCTCACTACCACCATGGATCGTTACTTCGATTAGATGCTGTGCATCTCCATGAGGGAACTTTATTGCCTCAAAAGTCGAAGATATTCTTCTCCAATTACCATAGTAGCTATCCTAAACCCCGTAGGGTTCATCCTATCTGCCTTACCAAACAAGGAAGGGATCAAGGATGAGTAGCCAAATTTGCAGGAGAGCAGGATCTCTCTCTCCCGGCGACTGGCGATCAAGTTCAGCCAGCGAACCGTTCGGCTCGGTCAGTCGATTTCCGATGACCCAAAAACACTAGCACCAAAACGCCGAACTTGGCAAATTCTTTTTTTTCAGTTATTTTCAGAGAAAATAACTGGGTCGCGCCTCCGCCTTATCCGCGCCGCGCTAGGCGGGGCTGAGTGCTACAGGGCAGGAGCTAACTTGTTAGCCACGCACTGTCGCGCAGACGCTCTGCTTTAGCAGAGCCAAAGGCTAAAAACACCGATTAAATTGGCTCTGCAAGCAGAGCAACGCGCACGACCATCGGTAGATGGTCAGCTCACTTCCCAAAATTGCCTTGCCTCCAGCTCAGGAAAATACTGGAACTTGTTCCAGTATTCGCGCACAGGTGTTTATATCAATGCATTGATATAAACTGATTGAATCCAAAATGGTTAATGAATCGGGTTAAAGGAACAAGTTCCTTTAACCAACGCGCAGGGTTCAGTGTGGAGTATGGATATACTCCACACTGAACGAGAGGGTCATCAACAAAACGAAATACAACCCCCGCTCTGCTTTAGCAGAGCCGTGCACATGCGAAATCACTCTCTACACACGCGAGATGAGGTGGTTCCTGAACCCTGAATACTTAACCCTTTAGGGGTTAAGTATTCACTATAAGGGAGTTGCAAATCTTTTTATGTCTAATCTCGATTAGAGATTAGACATCTTGTCGGAAGTTATCAGAATACGCCACCCGTAGGGTGGCGTATTTTCGTGCGCGTGTGCATATCTATATATGAGAGTATAAGAAAAAATTTGACACCAATTCAACCGCGCATATGAATAAGGATGCCCAATCCCGACAAGCAAAAATACTACGAAGAAAACAAGGATGCCCGTAAAGCCTACCAAAAGAAATACTACGAAGAAAACAAGGAAGCGATAAAAAGGCGTAAGGAGCTACGTAAGGAGACAGACCCCAAGTGGTTGGAGAATACGCGCAAATACAACCGCGCATATTACCGCAAGAACAAGGAACGCTTACACCGCTCACGTTTAAAACGGGCGGCTGAGTTGTGGGCAGAGATGCAGAAAGAAGAAAAGTCTTGAGTGAAACAATAAGTTGAAAAGTTTCTGAGAAGCAGTATGTAATTTATTCTAAAGTAGAATAAACCACAGACCTATATAGGAAATAGTTTATATATAGGGCAGATTCAATAATTTTCTCTAATGGCTACAACCGTTATAGCAGCACCGGAAAATAGTGTATTTATAGATGGGGCTTTGAAATACTGCCTTACGCCTGACGGGAACGTGTGGCGCGAGGGGAAACGCCTCATACAACAATTTAAGAACGGCAAGTGGTATGCACAGGTATACAAGGATAATGGCGAGAAGTGGGTGTTCGACTCTACTCGCCTAGCCGAATCTACGTTTGGCGAGCCCCCATCCGAATACCTGACCCGTGAGGAGATACTGGAAGGACTGCAGGCGACCATCGTCCCCGGCTTCCCGCGATACGCAACCACGCACTACGGAGCCATCTACTGCATAGACCCTCCGAAGAGGGGACCGAATGCTGGCAAGTGTTACCCAGTGCGAGCTACCATGAAGCGCGACAAGTCGTATGTCACGCTATACCGTTCAGATGGCTCCCGTAAGTTCCTTGCTGTCGATACCGTTGTAGACCTAGCGAGCGGCTCCCTATAAGCACTTGTATTTGTGTTCAAAACACTTTAGATTTTGCATTCAATGTATGAGACGAATTTCGAGCTTAACGCCTTAGACGGTCTCGGCTCTCTTGACGATAAAGGGAAGCCCGTAGAACCAAGATTAAAAGACGTAAAAAGCGCAATAAACATTTATCACGGATTGCGCCGAGCGGATGAGTCCTCATCTATTAACCGCGCTCGTATTGACGCAATGTTTGATGGAGCTAATCCCTACGATGCTGGGGCTCTTTCGGCTAGTGGTCAGGGGTTAAAGACCAACTTAAACTTTGGAGAAGCACAACGCTTGCTTGATATATCCCTGTCCGCTTATGTGGATCTTTATTCTTCGCTTGAGCGACTGGTTGAGGTTAGAGGAACCGAAGGGGAACCTGCCGAGATAACCGAGCAAGAGGGGATTGTAGCGGAAGAGATTACTCATATGCTGCGCTCGTGGCCTGAGTTTCATTCAAGCTACTTGAGGCTCTGCACATCATTCATTAAACATGGCACAGGAATCACTTACTTTGATACGCCCGACGAGTGGCGTTTTCGGGTAGGTTCTTTTACGGACATTTTGATTCCCCGCCAAACCCCAGCATCTGAAAACGCTATCGACATTGCCATCGGTCGTCGTGAATACCACCTGCACGAGCTGTATGCCTTCATTAAGAATGAGAAGGCAGCAGCCCGTGTAGGGTGGGATGTGGATGAAGTTAAGCGGGTGATCGTAAAGAATGCCAGCACAAGCGGGAGGACATCGAGACACCATACATACACTGACTGGGAGGCAACCCAACAAGAGCTAAAAAATAATGATTTACATGCGGGGCATCAAAACCCCACCGTATCCGTCTTGCACTTTTGGGTGCGCGAAATAGATGGAAGTGTTTCTCACTATATCGCAGCGGAAAACAGCCCTAAGGAATTTCTATACAAAAAGATTTCTCGCTATGAAACCCCCGAGCAGGCTTACGTTATATTTACCTACGGGACGGGGAGCAATGGCACTTACCACTCTATTCGTGGTTTAGGTCACCGTATATTCAACCACATTCAGACGAGCAACCGTTTGAGGTGCCAAATGATTGACGGAGCGATGCTCGCTTCTGCGGTAATGATCCAACCCGACAGCCAACGTGCGTTGGATGAGTTGGGCTTTACATACTACGGAGCCTATGCCGTGTTGTCTCCGAACGTCAACATTATCGAGAAGGCAATTCCGAACCTAGGCACGGCGGTGCAGCCAGCCCTTGAGGATATATCCCAGCAGCTGGCATTAAACACGGATACCGTAAGCACGTATGGACCACAACAGGGGTCGCCATACAGGAACCAAATGCAAGTGGTGGCTGACATGGATGTTAGCACCCGCCTCTCAGGAGCTTCCTTAAATCTTTTCTATTCAAGTTGGAATAGGCTTCTCCGTGAAGTAGTCCGCCGTATAGTGACTTCCAAGAAGTCTGACCCAGCCCTTAAGGATTTTTATACCCGTTGCGCTAACCGGGGTATATCGGAGTCGTTTATCCGAACCTTGGATGTAGCTCGCACGAAAGCAGTGCGCTCTATCGGAAATGGAAGTTATGCTAACCGATTAGTGGCTCTACGCGAGTTGCAGGCGATAGCAGGTTCGTTCGATGAGGTAGGGCGTCAGAACCTGACTAGGGATATTGTCTCAACTCGCGTAGGTCACGATCTCGCTGACCGCTACGCACCGCAGGTAGAAGAAGCCCGTCCGACAGTAGATAATAAGATTGCGTTCTTTGAGAACCAGCAGTTAATGCAGGGAACCCCCGTGCCTGTTGAGTCTAATGAGATTCATGGAGCCCACCTCCAGATCCATGTTCCGGAGATGATGCTACTTATCGAGCAGCTTAATGAAGGGGTGGCAGACCCCGTTCAGTCGCTTCCTGCTATGCAGGCGTTCTATCAGCATATCGCTGAGACGACTCAGCTTCTTGCCCAAGACCCTTCGCAGGAAGCTATGGTAGGTGAGGCTAACCAAGCACTACAGTTTGCAGAGGAGATGATTAATAATACCTCCAAGCAAGTGCAAAAGATTCAGCGCGACCAAGCGCAGGCTGCACCCGAAGGGGCCGAGCAGCAAGGCGACCCCATGATGGACGCCAAACTCCAAGAGCATCAGATGAAGATGCAAATGGCCCAGCAAAAAGCCCAGCTGGACATGGAGATAAAGCAGGCGAAGTTCAACCAAGAACAAGCTATGCGGGACGCTGCGAACGTGATGAAGATGCGGGATCAAGCGCAGCGTTAACCCTTTATGCCCAAAACCAAAACCTTACCTACACCTTTACCTATACCCCTTAATCATTGGTTCAATGACCCCAAAAAAGTTACGGAACTGCGAGCTATCGTGGAGTCTGAGACTTTCCAATCGGCAGCAGCTACACTCAAAGAAATCGCAGGACCAACAAACTCCACGGTCAGTTCCGATCCCTCCGAAAATAGCCACCGACATGCATGGTATGCAGGATACCGTGATGCTTTTAGTGATATTCACAAGTTAACTGTTTTGAAAGGACAAAACCAACAGCCTACCCAACCTGAAGAATGGAAACACATACAGACACCGCAGTAGCGGAAAACCAAGAAGCAGCTCCCGAAGCGGCACCAACTCCTGAATCCTCCTTACCGAACGCGACTCCTGAGCCCGCCTTAAGTTTTACGGATGCTATAGACAAGGCACTTAACCAAGCTACCAACCCTGAACCGGAAGCAGTTGCCGAGCCTGAGCCTACTCCTGAGCCTACTCCTGAGCCTACTCCTGAGCCTGAGAAAGCTACGGAGGAACCATCGTCCACGGAACAGGAACCAGTAACCACGAAGGAGGAACCAGCTGCGGAGGAAGACCCTATTGAGTCTTTGTCTGCGGATGTGGGGGATGACTGGACTCCGAAAGCTGCCAACCGTTTTAAGCAACTTAAGAACGAGCTGAAGAGCAACCGTTCCGAGGTGGAGGAGCTTCGTCAGACGATGAAGGAGCAAGAGGCGAAGATGAAGGAAATGAGCGGTCTTGTCGAGGGGCAGGACTTTGACACCCTGAAGGCCAAGCTTGCTGAGTTTGAGCAGGAAAAGTTGGTGACTGATTTGGAGGCTACCTCCGCATACCAAGAAGCGGTGGCAGAGCCCCTTAATGCTGTTTTGGAACGGGCTAGTGAAATTGCATCCAAATACGAAATTGAAGCGGATAACTTGATTGATGCTATTGCTGAGGAGGATACTGCTAAGCAGGATTCGATGCTTAGCGACCTTTTGTATTCTGCCTCTGACCGGGACAAGGCAAGTGTTTACCGGATTATTGAAGACCTAGAACCTATCCTGCAGAGAAGAGAGGAGCTGTATACTAACGCTGACGCAGCTTTAAAAGAGGCGCAGGCACTGGAAGAGCAACGGCAAAACGAGGAACTGGCTAAGCAAGCGGAACTTCGGACGAACGTCACTCGTAATGTGGTGAAGCGTGTTAATGAAAAACTGCCTTTCCTAAGTGGATTTGAGGGGTTGGATATGAGTGGCATTGAAGAAAAGGCTGCGGGGCTCGACCCGTCTGTAGTCCACCCTGTTGACTTTGCATACAATTCAGTTGCTGCCCAGCTCCTACCTACTATTATCCGTGAGTATTTGGGGGCAAGGAAGGAAGCGGAAACTCTGACGGACAAGCTTGCCGAGTATGAGGAAGCAGAGCCTACGGTATCGGGGGCACCAGCATCTGAGGGTGGTTCTAAGATTGCTCGTGAAAAGTCTTTTGTGGAGGCTATTGACTCCATCTTGGGTTCCGGGTAGTTGAGAACAGTTAAAAGTTAAGTTATGCTTACTAATGGCTGCTAAATTTAAACGGTTACCTAGTGGGCGAATTCAGTTTCGGGGCGAGACTTTCGCGGGGTTTAATAAACCCAAGCGGACTCCCGGTCACTCTAAGAAGAGCCACGTAGTGGCGGCAAAAGAAGGGGATAAGGTAAAGATTATCCGCTTCGGAGAGCAAGGAGCTAAAACTGCTGGGAAGCCGAAGGCAGGTGAGTCAGATAGGATGCGTAAGAAAAGAGCGTCCTTTAAAGCCCGCCATGCTAAGAACATTAAACGAGGCAAAATGTCCGCCGCTTATTGGGCGGACAAAGTCAAATGGTAACCACTAATAACAATGCCCGGTAAAAAGATTATACGCAAAGTAAAGAAGCGCATCCCCGCGAACAAAGTTAAGTCTCCTGAGAAGATGAGGAAGACTATGAAGGAGTTGGTGAAAAAGAAAAAAGATAGCCGCCCTACCATAACTGCCCAAATGCTTAAGGAAGCTCGTAAAGAAGCTGAAGCTAAATACGAAACCACGATGGGGAAGAGAATACGTATCAGTGGGGGCTATAGGTAATGCCGGGTAAAAAGTCACGGGTTAACGAAGCCGGTAACTACACGAAGCCCGGTATGCGTAAGCGTTTGTTTAAGCGTATTATGGCTGGGTCTAAAGGAGGTAAACCGGGGCAGTGGTCTGCTCGCAAGGCGCAGTTTTTAGCTCGTGAGTATAAAAAGGCTGGTGGAGGTTATAAGTAATGGCTTACAAGAAACCCCAAAAGTCCCTAAAGCAGTGGACAAAAGAGGATTGGGGGACTTCTTCCGGTAAGAAATCATCTGAAACGGGGGAGCGTTACCTACCCAAAGCCGCTCGGGAATCATTAACGCCCGCTCAAAGAGCAGCGGGAAACAGAAAAAAGAAACAAGCAACCGCCAAAGGCAAGCAACGAGCTTCTTACACTGGGGCAGAAAAAGCTGCTTTCCTTAAAGCAACCAACCGCAGTAGAAAATAATATGAAAGCTACATCTAAAAAGCCCAAGCCTAAGCCTAAGCCCAAACCAAAAACTGGTTACTAGTATGAAAAAGGATAAGCCCTTTAAGCCCCACGACATGTATAAGGAGGGGATCGCTGTAAAAGCCAACACAGTAGAGGAGCATCTTGTGTTGAAAGATGCTGGTTATGGGCACGACAAACCAAAAAAAGTTTTGGCTACTATGTCTTTTAAAGAAGCTGTTAATGCGGCTAAATCGTTCCTTGAGGCTGTCGAAGATCAAATGAAGTAAGATGCCTTCTGATCACATTTCCAATAAGGACTATAATAACTATATTAAGTCCAATCCCCATATAAAAACAAAAGCCCTCAGGGAAGACTATGAGTCCCTGCGTGAGCAGAAGATGCACTTACAGCATCGTTGTTCCCTGTATAAGACGGGGCTACACAATGCTCTTGAGTGGTTGCAGGAACACACTAACTTGCCCGAAGGGACGAAGGATAGTCACTTAGCTGAGAAGATGGTGTGGGATCGCTTGGAAATTAAAAAGAAGGAGTTGAATTAATGAGCCGTTGCAAAGAATCTAGCAGTCCTATCGACCCTAAATTTATTGTTTCTCTACTCGTAGGGCTGGCTATCCAAGCAGGTGGTATTGTTTGGTGGGCATCCAAGCTACAATCGGAAGTCCAGCACAACGATTTCCAAATCAAGATGATCGCTAAGGACGTGGCTAAGAACTCAGAGTTCACCGAACTGTGGCCTGCTGGCAAGTGGGGGAGTGGTTCTCTGCCCTCTGATGTTCGTCAGGATTTAAAGATATCCATGCTTGAATTAGATGTAGAGAAGATAATGGAGAAGCTCTACAACGGTCATACCCCCAATAAGGATTAGATACAAAATAGGCAGTTGACCCCCTGTCTTTTTACCCTTATCTTCTTTGTATCGTAAACAGACTAGGTTGCTCTAGCCATGAATAGTTCTAGGTCTCTTATGATACACCACGAATCTCTGTCCGGTTGCTCTAGCCTAAATTAGTTCTAGGAAACAGGGTTCATAAGACACTTAAAGTAGATCGTTTTCCCGACCGAAAGGGGAGAGGTCTATCTTCACTTATAACCTAACAACTCATTTTAACTTTATATTACAATGGCTGGATCATTTGCAAATGACGCCGCTGCGGTTAACAACATCCTGACTCAGGAAGCAAATCGTATTGGCGATGACATTCACAAGGCGACTCTCCACACTTCTCCGTGGATCGACCTTGTTAAACAATCCACGTTCCCTGAGGGAATGGGATATCAACTTAACACTCTTATCTACGACCGTGCTCTGCCTATTAAAGATGGTGGATCACTTGCTAGTGGCACTGTTGGTGTTGACTGGCGGGCAGTTCAAACTGGAAGTGCTAGTAGTAACGCGGGTTTCACTGACGGGCAGACTACCGCTTCAGACGCAATCAATCTTGAGAAGAAAGCATCTATCGACTTCACCAAGTCGCTAAAGCCTTACAGCCTCAAAAAAGCTGTTGTCGAATCTCCGAGAATTAATGTTGAAGACCTGCGTTATGCCGCACACCGCACTGACCAGCTTCGCGCTATCATGGACTTGATGAAAGAGTCCGTCCGCAATACGTGGGAAGAGCGTTATCGTGACGAGTATGACCGTCTTGCTGACAACACTGTTCTTTGTAAATCTGCTTCCAGCACGTTCATTACTAACGTAGAGTCCTTGAATTCATTTGCCGTAGGTGGTAGCACTGACTCTACTAAAGTCAGCACCACGCAAGATATCGGCGGTGCAGGTCAAACCGACATTGACGAGGGCAACGATGGTCAGGCAGACCTTACTGCTAACATCTCCAACGCGATCATGGACAAAATCTACTACCAGCTTATTCGTGCTGGAGCAGGTGCTAAAGCCTATGGTCGTGAGAATGGCCGTCCGGTCTTCTCTGTAGTCATGTCTTCTGAAGCATCTTATCAGCTTCAGACTGAAGCTGGCTTCCGTGACGATGTGCGTTACAACAATGCTAAGGTTGGTGAGCTTATCGCTCCTCTTGGAGTTGAGAAGAGCTTCCGTGGCTTCTATCACTTGGTAGATGACCTGACTACTCGTTACACAGATGGAGCAGCCTCATCCAACGTGCTTGACAGAGTTGATCCTTTCGTAGTGTCCGGTAACACTATCATCCCGAATCCCTTATACGAGAGTGCTAAATATGAGGCTGCTTACGTCCTCGTTGATGACGTGATGGAGTCTTTGATTCCTGCTCCTATTAGTGGAGGCAACGGTCTTACCTTCGATCCCGTTGATTATAAGGGTGACTTCAGGTGGACTAACATCCCTGACGCCGCATACAACCCTGACGGAACCATTGGTTTCTTCCGTGGTATTATGGCGAGTGCCTCGAAGCCCATTAAGACTAACTTCGGTTACGTCATTATCTTCAAGCGCACTAGCTCGACACCTGCTGCTTAATCTAAAGCGGGGTTCCCTGTAAAAAGGGAACCCCGCATAATTTAATTCAACAAGTAAAAAATTATGCCGACTTTAGACGACACGCCTATCCTTGAGACAATCACCGCCACTGACGCTGATTTAGCCACCGATCTCGTTTTAGTTTACGATGTTTCAGAGCAGAAAATTAAAGCTATGAAACTTTCAGAACTTAAAACTGAGCTTGCCTAATTCTTAGCTCCATAATTCACAGGAACCCCGATCCGCTTGACAATGAGGGGGGATCGGGGTTCCTTCTTTTATACCTAAAACGATTATGCCTACAGTTGGAAAAAAGAAATTTGATTACGATAAGGAAGGAATGGCTGCTGCTGAGGCAGAAGCTGCTGCAACAGGTCAAGATGTTGAGTCTAATGACGCAGCTCTTAATGTAATTATTGGGGCACTGCCCGCAGCTGCGGACGAGCCTATGGCTGAGCCCGCCCCTGAGCCTATGGCTGAGCCAGCTCCTGAAGGTGGGGGAGAACCTCCCGCTAACCTTCCGGAAGCTAATGTTATGTTCGACCTCTACCGTGCTATCCACGGTGCAGACTTCGATCCTGCTTCACCTGTTTCTATGGAGCAGATGTCACAGATTGAGGGAGTGCTTGCTGAGAACCCACAAGTGGTTCAAGGTTTGATGAGTGGCGAAGTTAGTTTAACTGAAGCAGCACTTGTGTTGTTCCGCAATGTTGACCTCGACAGAGGGCAGCAGAACATGGTTCCCCCCGACGTAGAGATTCCCGAGCCTGACGTAGGTTCTTACATGTAATATATTATGGCACAAACACTTTCAGGAATAATCTGTAAGTCCCAACTGCAGGCGACAATGTCGTCATCTGCGGATAGGACGAATGTTATATCTAACCCCAAGGTAGGTAGCCTTGTATCCCATGCTATAACGTCAGCTACAGCTGATATTGCGTATTCTTTTGAGGCTACGGGTAGGAGTTCGGGAACTGATGAGTTTGCACTAACGTGGTCAACTGGATCAACCGTCGTAACAAGCGCAGGGTCCACAAAGGTATCATTTACAATGCGCGATAACCCCACTGATCAAGAGGATAGTGACGCTGCAAAGAACCAACAAGACCCTGAGGGGGTTGCCGTTAATGACAATAGAGCGGGAGGCACTCAAACTATGGCTACCCTTGTAGCTGTCCTTTTTGAAACCCCTGCCACAAACACTGCTGATGTTACTTTTCAAGCGGATGCAAGTGGGTATGGTGGTGGTTACTCCGCTGATTTTATAGGTGATTTTAAACTTAAAGGTGGGGACGCTAAATCACGATCCGTCCTAATGGTTCCCCAAGCACCAATAGGTGGTTCAGATATAACTGATCAATGTAAGTTTTCAATCGCTGGTGCTGTTGGAAACAAAATAACGGTAACCGTTATAGGCAAAACTTAATCCGTAACCCATGCCTATTTCGTCTAACAGAAGGCAACGGGTTATTGATTTTGCGACTCCTAAGATCAACGACCTTGTAGTCGTTGAACGGGTTGATTGTAGTAAGAGTGTTGGTTCGGCGGCTACCGCTGATGATACTCCTTTCGGGACTGCCCACCCAAACACGGACCGCTTCCCTAATTTTAAGTTAGCTCTTATAAAGAGCGACGACGATGAGCAGGGACAGTTTCAGCTTTGGTATTATGTAAAAGACCGGGCTGATCAAGACGACTATAATTGGGAGTTCCAAGAAGCGGGAGTTGAAAGCCCACGGTATACTACCGTGGTTAGGACGTATGTCATACCTCGTGACTCTCCGTCATCCGCAGGGTCTAACATAGCTGGAATCAACTTCTTTGATACAAACTTCCCTAATGTAGGATTTAACGTAGCTACTGATTCTGAGAATGCCTTAAAACGGGGGGAGCAGAAAGGATTCAATACATACATGCCTTCCGGTGACCCGGAGATTACTCCCTTTACTGGTGTTCAACTATCCGCAGGCGGACACAATTCAGGTTCGATTCTGTTTGATAAAGAGTATATATTATTTGAACGCAAACAGGTTCGTTCCGGCGATGACTTTTTGGACACCTTGTTTGTTGTAGAGCAGAGAGTTTACGTTAAGAAAGTTCCCATTCGTCGTGTGGATGTGGACGATTCTTTTCCCTATAACGATCCATCTTCTACAGCTTTTTCAGAGGCAGACGTTACATCTAACTTTGGAGCCTTGCCTTCAAAAGAAACTCTTTATCATAAAAATGAGCCCGTCTACGCTACGACAAATTTTTCTGATACGTCAAACAATGAGGGGGTCACAGACACAAATGTTATCGTGGATGGATCAGATTTCGGTGGGGATTTTGATACAGCCGCCCACCATGTATTTGCAGACCCCGATACAGTATACAGTGTAACATCTTCAAGTGACCAAGCGGATGAATATTATAATGATGGTGTCGGAGGCAGCACAAAAAGCTACAATTTTTGGGGTGTAGACGCCTATGGTATTATGCGTGAAGGGCGTCAGCTATCTGATAACTGGTATGCTGTTGTAGAGCGTCAGGTAATTAAGCCCAGTAAGGAAGAAGATACCAATAACCAAGTATCTAAATATACAACTTACCAAAATTTTTCGTGGCCTGCGGTGTTAACAGGAACCGGCGAACCAAACGGAGACCTAGATGGTGCTCTAGGGGGTATTGGTGGTTATACATGGACCCGTAAAAATGGAGGGGGTGACACGGTTGTGTTTGCCGAATATGCGCGTCAGGCGTATAGCGGACCCACTAAGGTCGAGGTTACTTTGTTTTGGCGTAAGAAAAAGTTTAGAATGGCTCCTACGGGGAAAGATGGAGCGGACGGCGGTAACAATTATCTTACAAAGGTTGTTCCTATGCAGCCCCTCCCTGTAAGTTTTGTATCTCCTTTGGAGACATTGCATGTCCCCCCAACGCTACACACGGAAATTAATTTAACTATAACGACTGGGACAGATCACCCAGTTTGGGAACTGGCAGGAGCTAATTTTATCTATGCTGAAACCAATTACACAGATTGGCCTGAAAGCTTAATAGTTTCAGATACGCAAAAGCCTTACCGGGGAGGGTGGTTAAGAGAACGTGTTAAAGCCTACGCTCCTATTACAAGTAAAAATATGTCCCTTAAGGATGTAAAAACAACCTAACAATGGCGGACTCACCTATAAATGATTTTCCTAACCATGGGGCTGAGGGCAAGGGTGAGTTTGGGGCTGGGCGGGATGATTATGAGCTAACGACTCCTAATGTCAGGGGACGTAGATTTCCCTCATATGATTCTACGTCTTTTTCAAATGAATATGGAGATCACCCCACGGGGCATGTCCACCCCCCAACAGATGTAGACTCTGTAGGTGTTGGTGTGCATCCATTTAAAATGGAGCGGTATACCAAACAAGTTACTAAAGATGCAAACGGAAACCCCCTCCCACCCTCTGATGTGGGCTCACGGTTGACTCTTCGTGTTTATTACGGAGAGCTATGGAGCACTGTTTCCGTTATTAGGATAGCCAGTGGGGAGCAGTTTGGGGTGGAAAGCCAAGACCCAATAGAAGGAATTATACGCACGGTTCCTTCTGATTTTGAACAAGAGGAGCCGGATACCGGGAGTGTGCACGTATTACGTTACGTAGAATTTTCTGAATCTGAACCCGGTGACGGAGGTGCTTTTGGCACTCTGTCGCTAGAGTGGACATGCAACGCCGACCCCGGAGATTCAGGAGATAAAGCTATAGGTGTAACAAGTTGTAGATTAAACCTAATTCCTAATACCGAAGAGCCTAGTGATGACTCCCAAATAGGGCAGTTGTCTCGGCACGAAGACGTTGAAGACGGTCAAGATGTTACGAAGTTAATGCGTATCAAAGGAAAGACCGACGAGGAAATAGGAGCAGGAGAAACAGCTGATGAGGGTTCTGATGATTTAGGTAACTACAGTGTAGTTATCGGTGAGAGCCGCGACCCCCAAGAGACAGGTCCACCTCCCGAGGTCGCTGGAAGACCCTTAGAGGGAGGAGGAGGTCCGGGTGGTTTAGGCGGGAAGGAGATACTCGTAAACGAAGGAAAACCACCTATAGGTCAGCAGGTGTTTGACCATGTTTACTGGGCTCCTACTATTGTAATAGGGGCTTCATCCCCCGCTCCGGATGATACCCCAACTACGACGCCTTACGATCTATCTTTTATCGTTACCGCCAATAAAAGAGTAACAACAGAAGAACCGTTTTTAGACGCTGGCGGTATTCCTTTAGATAAAAAGATAATTATTAATCCCAATAAGAATATTATAGAGGGTGAACTTGACGGGTAACCCACCCCTTGAAATAACCACCATTTCCCCTATATTTAACGAGTCATGCCAACTGCATTAGTATCAGCGTTAAAAACTACTAACGCCAAGTATATAGACCCCTACGTTCCAGCGGGTTCCTCGGCTGATGCTGAATTTTTTATAGCCCTGAATGAGGTGATGCCACGCCTCTACCACATGGGTTTTTGGCGTGATATGCTCGTTGTCCTCGCGGAGCAGGATGTGAGCAAGGGGGTTTGGCTTCTACCGGAAGACCACTCCTCTTCCGGTGTGGGATATGATTCCGTCATATCAGCCATTTTGGAAGATGATCCCGCCCCCATCTATAGCATGTGGCATGATTACCGTAGGTATGGGGAGCCTGCTACGACAGCATCTGCTACATATAAGTCCCATATGAGGGGCTTTATTGATGACGGTTTCTCTGCTACGAAAGACCCGTATGCCGATAATCCCGATGCTCTGCTAAGCACTCCACGTAGGCAATACAGAGTATCTCCGGTAGACTCTAACTCCAAGGCAACGCTTCTACTGAAGCGCAAGTATGTCCATGTTGACAGCACCAGCGATAATGTTTTTGTCCCTCATGACAAATCCATACTGAAACATGCACTGCTGGGCAAGGTAGCTGAAGACAACGCTGATGTGCAGCGAGCAGAATACCACTGGTCTATCGCTCAGAAGCTTTTAGACGCCGAACTTGACTCTTATAGAGGCAGTGCAAAACCCGTATTACAAGTTTCCCCTAACGGAGCAGGTGGCTCCATCAAGGGCA